CCCCAGCCACCCTGAGCTGCCACCCCCACCGCGCGGCCAATCAAGGCCGCGTGGGCCGACAAGGCCCATTGCCTTATAACGTATTGTTCTAAAACTCCCACAATCTGCTCGGGTCAGTCTCTGGGTACCCGCCGTTTTGGCGCGCGGTACTTCTATCCCTCCCCAACGGAAAAACCGGTAAGGAATTTATGTGCGGATTAGCTGGTGTATTCCAAAGGCGCTAGACAAGGGGTTTCAGCGCCTTCTGAGACCCCTGATAGGCCCTCAAGGGAACATCTGTTGGTACAAAAATTGGTACGAGCTGCATCCCTCCCCGGCGTCCTGCCGACGAACACCACTCCAAAATCTGATACGCCTCGATTACTGTACGTGCATACAGTATCGAGTAAGCATCATGGAAATCGACGAAGACACCTGCGACTGGCTGGGCCTGCCCACGCCCCTAGAAATGTACAAGCAGCACTGCCGCATCCTGGAGAACGAGATTCAGGAGCTGAACCTTCAGCTCCGTAAAGCCCGGGCGGATGTGTTCTGCATCAGCCAGACGCTACTGGAGGTGCAGGCAAAAAACGCCGAGTTCGCCGGGTATCTGCGCCAGCGCGGCGCCGAGGCGGCAGCCATGCGTAAAGAGATCGCCCAACTCACCATTGCAAAAAACGTGAATCAGCGCGAATTGGTCGAATTCAGAAAGCGGCTTGGCCTGCCTATCGGGATATTGTCCTGACGTAAGCCTGGCAAGCTCGCAACGCAATTATGGCGTTATCCCCGTCACCGGTGATGGCGATAATTCTTTGAGCATGCGCTGGGTCAAGAAAACATCGCGATTTAGGCGCACGGAATAATGCTTGCATTTAAATTTGACATGCTTGCATAAAAATTAGAGGATGCAAGCATAGCAGAGCTGGAGTGCAAGCATGTCTGAACCAACTGGCAAGGCAAAGGGTGGCGTAGCAAGAGCAAAATCGTTGACGCCAGAGGAGCGATCTGAGATCGCTCAAAAAGCAGCAAAAACGAGATGGGATGCAAAATATAAAGCTACGCACACTGGCGAACTGCATCTGGGAGATTTGGTGCTTCCCTGCGCAGTTCTGCCAGACGGCTCCCGCGTCCTTTCGCAGCGCGGGGTTGGCCGCGCTCTTGGTAAAACATATGGGGGTATGGACTTCAAGTACGCGGATGAGGAGCCCGGTGGAAAATTACCCTTTTTCCTTGCTGCTAAGACGCTAGCACCCTTTATTTCTGGCGAATTGCTGGCGGTGGTTACTGAACCGATTATTTACCATCAAAACGGTGCCGTCGCCCATGGCATTAGCGCTACAGCCCTACCACAGATTTGCGAAGTCTGGCTCAAGGCCCGGGAAGCTGGAGCCCTTACAAAACCACAGTTGCCAATAGCCGCCCGCGCAGAGATTATTATTCGCGGTCTTGCCCACGTCGGCATCACGGCCCTTGTCGATGAAGCTACTGGATATCAGGAGGTTCGCGACAAACAAGCACTTCAGGCGATTCTTGATCAATATTTACGTAAAGAGCTTGCTGCATGGGCCAAGCGGTTTCCCGACGAGTTTTACAATCAGATGTTTAGGCTCAAGGGCTGGCAGCGCAAAGACTTGAGCTCTCCGTCGCGCCGACCTGGTGCTGCAGGGATGTATACAAATGACATCGTGTACGAACGTCTGGCGCCTGGAATTCTTCAGGAACTTGAAGTTCGCAATCCAAAGGATGCGAAAGGTAACCGCAAAGGCAAGCACCACCAGATGCTCACCGAAGACGTAGGCCATCCAGCTCTAGCTCAACACGTTCACGCGCTAATCGCCTTGATGCGCGCATCTTCCAGTTGGGACCAGTTTATGCTGATGCTAAATACCGCGTTCCCTAAGAAGAATGACACTCTCATGCTCGACCTGCAGCCAGCAAAGGATTGATTTATTTGCCATCTGTCCCGATCGCCTGATAGCTCCGCTCGCACGCCTTCCCGGCTATTCGGGCTCGGTCATACGCCGCCGCCAGCTCTCCCGCTCTTTTGTCAGCCCGCTGGAACAGGTCGGAGAGCACCATTGCGGCGCGGGTGGCTGACGCGCCTCGCTCGGCAGCTCCGGGATTGCCGCAGGCAGTGGCGGCAAACTTACCGGCTTCGACGTGCAGCCGGTCGCCAGCAGCATCAGCGGTGCCAGCATCCACAGTTGCAGCCTTGATTTGTTCTCGCGCATCTCTTGCTTCCTTATTCACTGCAGACTGCCGGCGTTGTTCTTCTTCTCTGGCCACGCGCCCAGCCTCGCTGATGGCAAGCGCCTGGGCCTCGCCCATTACCGCCAGCTTCTTGCCCAAGCGCCAGTCCTGCACCTGCCAGGTGACTCCCGCAGCACCAGCCATCAGCAGCAAGATCAGCACCGCCAGGCCTGCAAGCTTCTGCACCGGCGTCATGCCAGCACCTTCAGCGCCTTTTCGTACAGCGCCTGGCGGTCGGCCAACCCGTTCACGCCCCCATTTATACGTCGAGTAATCTTCACGAACTCCCCTTGATCCGCCAGCGTATTCAGTCCGCGCGTCGACCAGAACCACGCCGCCGACATTGACGCGTTCTGTGGCAGCTCGAGCAGCTCCGGCTTGTTGATCAGGTCCAGGCCCAGGGCTTCACCGCAGGCGGCGTAGTTCGACCGCCCGGTGACCTGAATCAGGCCTCGGCCCCGGTACCTGGAGCCGTCACCCTTCACGGTGTTGCCCAGGTCGGAACGGCCTTCATAGCCGGCCTGCTGCGCGGTGGGCCCCCAGATCTCGCGCACATAGCGCAACTGGCCGGACTCATGCCCGACCTGTGCAATGAACGCCGCCACGCGCGCTGTGCCCACGATACCGTAGCGGCTCATGGCCGTGTTTAAAGCAGGAACAAAAACGCCGGCTTGGCGGCCGGCGTTCGGGAGGATCTGCAGCAGTTGCTGCTCAGTTATGGGCATGGCTTTCTCCGGGCACAAAAAAGCCCGCTCAGTGGCGGGCTACTATTCTGCATCTTTAATTAGAGTCCTTCTGATAGACGCTTTGACCTTTCCACGTATGCAGATTCCGGAAATCTCCACATAGCTACGAAAACCGGGATAAGAAATACTGACCTGTAGGTTGTTAATAATGGATAACCAAGATCACCAAGTAGCAGAAAGCCCATACAAAACAAAACTACGATAGTACTCCTTAGCGCTCTCCTAAAATAGAAGTATGCTGCAAGCAAAACCATTAGATAACCTAAAATACCTACTCTGATTACATAGTCAGCAATAAAGTTATCTCCGAACGCTATATTTTGTAAGCGTGTGAGTCCAATAGGTAGAAAAGGGTTTTCAGAAATATAGTTATAAGTGCCCTCCAGCCTATTTCCAGCAACAGTTCTACCTTTCAAGCCATTTCCATTGCTTGACAATATTGCGTCAACAGAATCATAAAAAAATGTTGCATCTATAAATGTTAAAATAGCAAAAGCGGTTATTACAATCAAGATTATCTTTACAAACTTAAAACTATAAAACAAATAATAAAAATACAACCCAACAATAATTGCTGACAGTGCAATAGCTGAAAACGACTTAAGAGCTACAATCATAAAAAAGAACGACAAGGACATAATCAAAAAAACTAACGATTTAAGTCCAGCGCTAAATAAATATAACCTAAAATAAACAATTGCAAAAAAACAATAAATAAAAGCTGATAGCGAGTGAGTTCCAAATGGTCCTACTGGTTTATTTCCAACCTCAACCATGAAGTAATAAAGCTCATCATTATAAGCTTGGTAAAACTCGGAAATTAAGCCGCGCGCAAAATCATCCCCACAAACAACTCCGACGCCCAAATAAATCAACACAATAGCCATAAGATGGAATATTTTTCTAGCAATTGAGCTAACGTATTTAGGCTGGGGTGTGATCAGAACCATCCACATCCCAATATATGGAAAAACCGCACCCGGGGTAAACTCTCCATCTTTTGAAAGAGCAGTAAATAGAAGCAACATACACATGAAGGCAATAAATAGTATGAGGTTAGATATAATCAATCCTGACCTGCACACACTAATCAACAAAATAAAGCTTGAAACAACAATAGTAACTACAGATAGATTGGCAGTTATAACCCCACCTATCGAAGTAGGAATAAAAAGAGATAAGAAAGCAGATGAAAAAATTAAAGCACCACCATTTTTACGCCAATTAAGACCAACTTCCTCTACAGCTAATGAATTTTGAGCCTTAACTTTTCCCATGTTTACACCACTTATCCATGATATCCCACCAGCTTTGGATGGAGATTCTGCCATGTGCTGGTCAATGTGTCATGCCAAAAGACAAATAATCCCTCGCCCAGCTAGATCTAGAGCTTGAGCGAGGGCTTCCTTACTCTATTTATCAGATAGACATATAGCAAATGCTCACTTTTATGGTGTCGCCCACAGCCCATGCGAATGGCGAACCATCACGAACTCCAGCACCGTTACGCGACAGTGTCAACACATTCTCACCTGGACCTATCTGACCGTTAACTAGAAAATCCGTACCTGCCGAAACGTCGAAACACTGACCGGCAATGAAGTCTTGTACGCTGTTCTGCGTGCCCGCTACGGGTAGAGAAAAGCGCCACCCTGTTGACGAATTACCGAAGGTGGTAGTAGAGCCGATCGTTAAAGACATATCAAACTTAACTAGATACCCCTGGCGCACAAACTTGGCCGTAAGGGAGCCGTTGCCTATAGATGGCTGCGTGCCACTTGATTGAGTCCATGTGGGGACAAAAGTCTTGGCTTGGTCACTGTAACAGTTAAAGCGCGAGGTTCCGGTTTCGCTAATCCCAGCGCCGAAGGTGCAAGCCTCGGCTTTAAAGCCTTGCATATTGTCTAGAACTACTGCACCACTAAAGGCAACACTTGCCATAGTGATATCAGAACCCGACAAAGTAGTCGTATCACTAATAGACGCAACTCGACCGTTTACAAAATGGCAAAGGGCGGTACCTCCGGCAGCCGGGCCTACCGTTTTTATGTTACGAATATAGAAGTTGCTGAAGCTGCACCCATTACCAGCACCCGGCCCTGCAAGATCCAAAAACCCGCCAGACAACCAGAAACCATTAAACATTCTTGGATGCGGGCCGGTATCACCGGCTATCTTAACTGCGCCAACTGTAAGCTGGTCAACAGTATCACCCTCGAAAGCTACGACGACGCAGCCGCCGCCTGCATCCTGGGCGAACTCAAGACTTGGGCCTTTCGATTGGACCGAACGAACTCTAAAAAGAGTTTGTGAGAACCCTGACGGTACATAGATACCTCGTCCTGTGAAGTTACCGCCGTTATTATTTAGAGTCAGATCGAGAATAGAACCTAAGCTCCCCGTTTGTACAAGATCGCCGTTAGAGCCCTTTTTAATTCTTGAAGAACGCTGCCCACCCTGGCCTACCCACTGTTGGCCGGGGAGCTGAATGAGTGTTCCACCGGAGACAAGAAACTCCGAGTTTGCGTCGAACACTACTACCCCGTTAGGGCCTGCTGCCGCAATTGCCGCCATTACTGCAGTAGTGTCGTTAGTGGTCCCATCACCAACCGCACCAAAGCTTTTAACGGTCTTTCTTATAGCCGACTTAAGTGCCGCACCCACGGTTCCAGACAGGTAGTTATAGGCCTCACTGAACCCAACCAGTCCGGATCCACTATTTTCGGCAAGCTCGGCACGCAACGTCTCGTCGTAGGCATCCTCCTTAATATCTCTGATTACCTGTTTTAGATTGGGAATTGGGCCTGAGTCAGTCGGAATTTCAGCAGCGTCTACGGCGTCGTTATTGAATCTATAGGTGATGTTGCTTCCGATCTCCGCGCGAACTGTGGCGATCTCAAGTCGCTGAGTCTGGTCAGTCATGTAGTTTCCTTGGGGCGTATTTAATGAGCGCAGCCGGATTCGGCCAACGAAAGTTGGGGCGGTTTAGGGTTTTCGGTTAAAGCCAGTTGCCGGAGAAGAAGTCGCCGCTGTTGCTGATGAGCATGTCGGCAACTGCATCGAACAGGGTGTCAGCCTGGTCGTCGAAATCGTGACTGTCGTCGGATGTGAAGGCAGATACCTCGGTTAGGTAGGGTGTTACCCAGCCAGTCGAGGCTATGATCTCGCCGCGGTGATCCTTGACGTGCTCTATCTTGCGACCCTGATCGTCAAAAATTGCAGGAACAAATACGCGACCAGACTTCACCCAGGGTACGGCGTCCATGCAGCGGGTTACTTTGTTTGCTGCAGGACCGCGAGGCTGAGGCTCAATAGGTATTGCCCCCTTTTTGCTTATCGTTTGAATGAGCCCGGTGCCGGATGACTTGTCCTCGACACGCATATACCGAAGCGCTGCGGGCCGGAACTGGTCCCAATCCTTCCACTTATGCCAGATGCGTAAGGCTTCCGTCTCCAGATCGCCCGCGTCCCATTTGCCCCGATGCACATCGATGATGTAGAGGTTTCCGTCAACACCAAGACCGCAATGGCTGAACACCGAGAAGTCGTGCTGCTCGCCCGTTTTCTGTGCGGTATCGACGTATACGCCGCGCCACACCAGAAACGGCAACTGCTCGTAGGTCTTGAACCAGTCTGCATCAATCATCCCGCCAGTGAGGGCTACGGGCTCCTGCTGGTATTGGCTGACCATGGTGTATGGGTCTCGATCCCATAGCGCCATCAGGTCGGCAACCGTTTCCTTCGCCGGCCAGTACGACCAGTATTCGACGCCGCCACGGATGATCGACGGAGCGCCAAAAACGTCTCGCTCGGCGTGTTCGCGTATCTCGTCAGGAAGGCTGGCGATGTATTCACGCGTGACCAGGGCTGGAACCTTGATGTGCGCAAAGTCCAGACCCATGCCACCCTTGAGCAGGAAGCCCGACACGTCGTCCGTGTGCAGGCGCTGCTGGGTGCAGATGACCGGGGTGTCCGGTGACGCCCGCCGACTGCGCAGGGTGTTGGTGACAATCCGCTGAGCCTTGGCGCGCATGGTCGCGCTGAATGCGCTGTCAGCCTTCTCCGGGTCATCCAGGTTAATGAACCCGGTGAAGCCCTCAGAGATGTAGCCGCCACGCACACCGGTGATCTGGCCGCCAGTAGATCTGCTGAATATCTGGTGCTTATTGCGCCCGCGCTCGTCGGTGATGACCCAGTTGGCCACGTCGGCTTTCCCTAGGTCGCACGGCCACAAATCCTGATATTCGTCACTGGTGATGATGGACTTGATGCGGTTCGAGTTCTCTTCAACCAAGGCTTTGGAGTAGGAGACATTGAGCGTTCGCGTGCGGTCGAACTTGGTCATGGCGTATGAAGGCACATGGATTGACCAGAATTCGGTCTTAGTGCCGCCGGGCGGCATATTGAATACCACGTTCTTCAGCTCACCAGACAGCACCCTCAAGGCTGTGTGGTCCATGTAGCGATGGTGCCAGTTGCAGAGCATCTTCATGCCCTGGTTCAGCTGAAAAAAGACGCGCATGAACGACAGCGGCGAGTGCTCGCTGATTAATTTTGCTGCTTGCCGTTCTGCGCTGCTCATTACATCCCAGTCGAGCAGCTTACTCATAGGCAGCTCAGCACTGAGCTAAAAGCCTTCTGGTCAACCGTGACCGTCGAGCTGGTTTCAATGGGTGCGCCGTTCTTTCCGGTTAGCTCAACAATCTTCTTGTCCAGGCCCAAAAGCTTGGCCTTCCCCATGGTGGCCGAGACAGCTGCGGATGTCTGGGGGGTGTCGGCATCAAGTGCAGCCTTCCTGGCCTCCTCCAGCTCGGCAAGGAGCGTGTCCACGGTGATTTCGTGACGCTCCATGACCTTCTTCCTTAATTCTTCGAGCCTGGCTTGAACCTGGGGCTTTTGCAGGGTGTTATAGCCTTCACGGCCGATAGTGGGCGTGGCCATGTTTTCAGTGTTGTAGGCGATTCGATAGGACTCCGCCGCGTTAGCTGTCTCGACGTAGGCAAGACAGAACTTTTCCATCTTGTCGCTGAAGTGACGTTTGCGCTTGCGTTCCATAGTTCACCTACATATCAATGACTTTCCACTTGTAGCCCGACCAAATGGCTTTCTTTCCAGGCCCAATAGCCGGCGGAGCCAGCTCAACGCAGCCGGCAGGAATCAGCCAGATCCCAGGATTTTTGGGGTCGGGGTCTGCCACAGTTGTGCCGACAAAAAAACCATCTTGATCAGTCTGGTAAACCAGTCGCTGACCCGCCTGAAGTTTTGTATTCATCAGTATTTAATCCAGTAACTGACAGTTCGATTGACTGGCCTTGTTTCGCTGCCGCCGGTGTTTTCTGTGTAGCCGAGAAGTTCATTTGCCTGGTTGAATCTTGCGTCAGGCGTCCCCCCCTGAAGAGGCTGGGCGCCTATCAAATCACTCCGGAGTTCATGCCGGTGAGACTTCAACTCGTCGGCCTGAAAAGACCCAAATGCGCGACCAGAGTCAATCGAGCTTCCGTCAGAGAATCCCCTGAGAAACACCCCCCTGAAATCAGGCAGCCTGAATTGCAACGATGTCTCACCGCCGGAATTCCAAATGGTCCCTATGGAATCAAAAAGAAGTGCATACGATGCTCTGGAGAGGATTGCGCCATTGCACTTCAACCACCCAGCAGTAGGGATGTTGTTGTGCGCCACCATCTTCAGATCGCCAGGAACGTGACCTGAAAAAAATGAAGGTCCGCAGTAACGCCAGAACCCGGCTGTTGAGGAAGGGTTGTTACCAGTATTGTCGGCGACGATGCTTTCGTAATAGTTACCATCGGGACCATAAGTTGGCGCGCCCATCCCGTAGATGGCCTGAGGGTGCCATGACATGGCGCCGTTTCGCTCAACACCCTGCAAGGCGGTGTCCACTCGGTTATGCCACCAGTTTTCCTGCCCCGCCGGCGGCGCGTCCTTGTCCTGACCGCCTTCCCATCCAGAGTTTATTCTCACATCGCCAGGGGCCTTGAAGGTGTTCAGGTTGTCTTGGGACTCAACGCCTTGAGCCCAGCGATTATTGAAGGGCTGTCTTGCCATCAGGCTAAATCTCCAGGGAGTGTCACATTTGCATATTCGTAAATGTGCGAAGAAGAGGCTTCGATTTCGTCTATGTTGACTGGCAGAATAAATATCTGTCCGATCCTCGTACCCTGGGGTCGAGGGATGATGTCAAAGTTCTCTATCAGGTACAGAGTGGTGTTGTCCAGGCCGGAAGCGACGCCTATATCGAACGACTTGTCACCGTTATCGACGAGCGCTGTTACCTTAACCCCAATGATGATTTCAAGGAGTTGGATGATGCTGTCTGCAGTTCCGTCGCTGATGTTCCTGGCGATCTTCGCCTTGATCAGCTTTCGGTAGAGATCATTATTAAGCGGAGCGTCAATAGCTTCGCCATCTCCAATATAGGGAGCGATATTGTAATTGGTATAGCTATCGTTCCCTGCATACCCGAAAACGTCGAACTCGGCCGCGCGCAGTATTGGCCGCGCGACACCAACAATCCGCCCAATTACATCAAGCATTTCGCCGGAAACCGTATCCACGTCGTAGCTGCCGTAGACCAAGTCGAGAGCGCCCTCTAGTCTTTCGTTGGCGATCTCTGGCGTGATGGTCAGCCATCTAACCATTCGCTGCTTATCACGATATTCATTGATGATGCGCGACCTGGCGCGCTCGACGTGGTCCATGCTCATGGAAGCACCGTTATCGAAATATTTTCAGCGTCGAAGGTGGCGATCTGAGAAATGGTTGGCTGAATTGGCGTCAGCCCCTGCGCCAAGGCAGATAAGCCAATCGTCAGCGAGGTGATGTAGCTATCGCCGTAAAGGCCAAGCACCTTGTTGACTGGCGTGTACAGGCGGCCGGGCGGAACTTTCTCGCCGATGTCATAGCCACCACGGTTAAAGCCAGTGGAGGTCTCGCCACTAAATAGACTGCGCGTCGAGTCAGCGATTACGGCCGCCCTCAACAGATCCTCAATGTCCGATGGGAGGTCGCCCTCCTTTTGAACCGTGATTGCCACGAAAATCGGCAGACCCGTGGCGCGCTGAAAAGTCATCACACTCTTATTGCCAGTGACCGGAGATACTACGTCGACCTTTACACTGTTGGCGCCAGGCGCATCGACCCACGTATCCGTCTTTGAGTTGTAGCGCGGAAGCATAGGGGTGCCAGGGTTATGCTTCTGGTACATGGCCAGACCGATGTCAGCATCCGAACCTCCGTTCACAATCACGGCGATGCCTGTGTAGGGAACACCATCCGAATCGAAAGGCGAGACGCTGCTGTTTTCCAGGACCTGGACATCGGTCACGCCGGAAACACTGGCGATATTTGCGTGCATGTTGTCACGCATATTGCTACCGGCACGCGAGACGCCGTCAGCCCTGCGGATTCTGAAGTCTTCGTCGCTTTCAGCTGGAACGCCGGCGGCGGCCTCGCCATTCGTCACCGAGGCCCATCCGCTGATAGGGGTGCCGATGATGGTTAGCTCGCCAGGAGAAGCAAGCACCCTGCCTGGGGTTGTGCATGTAACGAAGCCGTTGGCGGTCTGCCCGATACCTATGACGATAACGGCTGTAGTGAGCCACACCGTATTATCGACCCGGCTACGAACCTGCGAGCCTTGCGGGATGGTGGCGCTGGTTTGCCCAGTCACAGTGATCGGAGCTACCGAGTAGGTGGCATCGCGAATCGGTATGCCTGAGATTTTCCCGATGTTGCGCAGCGCCTCACCTGTTGCGCTGTCCGGGTCCTTGCTGCGATATGCTCCTACCACTGCTTCGTCAAGGTTGGCGAACATCTCGGCTTCGATGCCGATCCGCTGACCATCTGGGCTGTCCGGGTCAATGTTCCATTCAGGATCGATCGCTAGGGTTTTCTCTTTGATATCGCCGAGATACTCATTCAGCGAGCGCCCGGTGATTCCTTGGTCCGTGATTTGAGCCATTAGACGATCGCCTGAACATAATTGATTTCTGCGCTATCGCCTGATGTGCTGACGATTGACGCGGTGACGGTTAGTTGTCGGGTATTGATGTCTGTAGTGAGGCTGAACGAAGTCATGCCGGCGCACCCAGGGGTTAGCAGGATTCGACGACGAATCACCGACTCACGAGACGCCAGGACCGACCCTTTACCCAATACGCTCCCGAACCAGTCCGTTCCGTCCGTTGTGTCGAGGAACCACTCGCCGAGGAAGAACTTGAGACGGGTAACTACGTTCTGCGCGACTTCCTCGGCGGTGTACCCTGTCAAGAACTCCTGAGGACCCAGGGCCAAGTCGCCGTCGGCGTCCAGTTTTCGTACCGTCATGGGGTTGGCACTCCGCTTACTCCGTTGCCAGGTTGAACCTGCGACGTTTTATGCAGCTTCAAGCTGATTAATCCCGCCTTCACGTCATTCTCCGTATGGACTAGGCCCGCAGGAGTGATCGTCACACCGTTGATGTTTACGACCCCGTCAGTGCCAATGGTGATGCTTCCAGCCCCATTGCTGAGCCCGATGGAGGCATCATCTTTCAGCCATACATACCGAGATCCGTCATTGCTTCGTAAGCGGATTCCGTCATTTGCGAAACTCGTGATCGCACCAGGGATAGATCGGATGCCAGGGATAAAGTAGGCATCGTTGATCGAGAACCGACGAGGCTCCGACTTAGCGGCCACGCCCCCCTGATCCACCCAGGAGTCAATGCATTCCTGGGAGAAGAACAGGACGCCCTCGGTGTTGCTGGCAACTCGGCACTCGAGCGTGCCGCCTGCGGCTCCCCAGAACTGAACCGGGACATGGATGATTGGGCGGCGTGGCTGCTGCGAGCCAAGGCGGTCTTCCAGCATCAGGCCGATCTGAACCTCTGCCATCTGCGTGGCCGGGTCGAAACTCAGGACATGACCTGGAACGCTGGTGCGCATGTTGTCTTTCAGGTACTCGCCGAATATCCCGCGCAGCATCTTGGAGTATTCAGCCTGTGTTCTTGAGGAGAGCGGATCACTCATCGCGTTGCCCTTTCTGAAATTCCGGCCTGGGCCGCCGCACTGAGGCGTAGGCAGCTGATCTGGCTTTCCCACTGGTCGCCGTGGGAATCGCCAGCGAACACCAGTGAGTTGACCTTGTAGTAACCCTCGCCAATAGTGCGAGGCACGTCGTAGAAGAAAGCCCCGGAGAATTCGAAGCGCGGCGCCATAGATTCAAGCTTGATGGTGTCGCCGAGCTTGATCTTGGGGTTGAGCGTGTAGCGGATTCCTACCTCGGTGTCGCTAACCACTGGCGAGCCGATCATCCCAGTACCGGCGCTGATAACGTAAACCTGGTTGTCCAGCGCGAAGTCTCGCTTGATGATCTTGATCGCACCGTTCTCAACCATCCAGTCGAAGGCGAACGTCTCGCCCAGTTCGTTCATGCAGGCGGTTGGGCTTCCCTGTAGGACGGTGCCGCGCGAGCGGCGCTTGAGTTCAGAGAAGTCTCCGTAGAACTGGATTTCGGCACCAAACGGCTCAGCGCAGGCCTCGATGATCTGGACGGGATCAGTTTCCGGTGAAAGCGTCAGGTTGATCAGGTTCTGATCGCGCTCTTTGGCTGAGGACTTGCAGAAGAAGCGAATCCCCCGGGTAGCGCCGCCATCCTCAAGGTGAAGCTGGACGTTCGTGATCTGGCCCGTAAAGATCGACCCAAAGAGGCCGTCATAGCCCGCCTCAAGGGTAATGAACTCATATTTACCTGCCGACCCATCTCCAAGCATCTGACGAGATGAGTACCGCGACACGTTGTAAATGGTGATCTCGGCGACACTGAAGGCCCCGCCGGCGAAGTGAGTGACCTGAAACGTGATTCGAAGCCCGTCCTGCGCGGGGTTGGTTTCGCTTGGCCTCATTTCGTAGACCCTGGAGCCGGTGCTACGCCCGACCTTTAGCCGGTAGTTTCTCAGGAAGATTTCGTCATTCATCGGACCACACCAAAACGTTGTCGATGCCTAGGTTTTCCGGTGTTGCTAACTCGCCCTCCAGGACCAGAGACCCGTAAGCGACGGTCGGCGGAGGATAAAGTCCGGCCAGAAGGTTCACGTTGGGCAGAAGGAGCCGGCCCATGGCAAGAGGTACACCCAGGGCGGTCAGGATGTTCACGCGGAACACCTCGAGCCTTGCCATCCATTGCAGCTCGATCGTCACGGTGTTTTTTCCGAGCCGCGCAGTGAATGTCTGGGCCGGCAGTGCCTGTACGGCTACGCTGTAACGGCTCATGGCATTACCTCTACTGCTGCGTCACCGGTGGAGACCATCGGCGCGCCCTGGGTGGATACGGTGTCGTTCTGCATGAGTTGGTCAGCCGACGTGACGCCGCGGCCTACCGAAGAGCGTACGATTCGAACCTGTTGAAGCTCGGCGATAAATACCAGGCCATCCTCGTTTTCAGGCCGTGTGCGCTCATCCAGACGGACCAGCAGCATGTCGCGCATGATCTCCTTGCCGGTGTCCAAGTCGAACCTGGCGCGGGATTCCAGGAGTGCCGTCAGTGACGCCCAGGCCGTGGAGGCCCTAGTGTCGTCGCCGCCGGACAGCAGGTACGCGGAAACGGCACTGATCGCTGCTCCTCCAACCCCGCCGACAACCGTTGCGAGAGCGCCGGCGCCCATCATCCCGATGTCATCCAGGCCGAGACCCAGTGGGCTATTGGACACGGCACCAGTCAGCAGGTAGCGATTCGGCAGCAGAATGGCGTGATCATTGGTGTTGGCGCCGAACTCGACCGGGTATTGCGTCAGGCTGATTGCCTTGCTGGCGATGCCTTCGAGCTTCGCGTCGAACTCCAGCGGCCCGATCTTCGGCAGCGTCTTGGTGAAGATGCTCATCAGGCTCATAGTTCAGGGCTCTTGAAATCCTGCATGGTCTGCTCGGTCATCTGGCCCATTTGCTCGTTGAGCACTTGCTTGACCTTTTCAGTGTCCGCGCCGTTGATGTGATACACGCGGTTATCGGTGTAGCCGGCAGCCGCTGCGCCACGTCTTGCTGATTCGCCGGCGGCGTCTGCAGGTCGCTCATACTCGCGAGAGACGATCGATGCGGCATCGTATGAGCTGGTAGCGGTACGTAGCTTGCTCCCAGCGGATTTTTCGTTTCCGCGGGTAAGCTCGTGATTGATGAATTCAAGTTGCTCGGCGCCGGTTGAGTTGCGGATGTCCTTGCCATATTGCTTGGCAAACTCTGCCTGGCGATCTGGGTGCCACTGGGCCAGGCCGTATGCCTGACCACCGTCGCCGGTGGCGTTTGCCTTGAATCCACTCTCCGCTTCGAGGTTGGCGGCAATCCCTTCGGCCTGCTCCTTGGTCCAACCCTTCGACGTGAAGTAGTCAACGACAGCGCCAATAGCCTCGCCCCCGCCTTTCTTCAGGCGGTTGTTTAGCAGGTCGGTGTCCTCGCCGACGTTGAGGCTGCTGGAGTACAGAAGAGCTGCAGCACCGCCGCCGGCCACGCCGAGCATGGAGGCCCCAGCGCCGGCCGCCGCAGCTCCGCCAGCAGCACCAGCACTCGCTGCTCCCAAGCCAACCACGGCACGCAGGGCGGCCAGGCCTTTCAGTGCGCCCGCGCCACCCATGAGGATCAATGCGGCCGACACCAGCTCAATGTTGTCCGCCAGCCCCCCGAAAAACTCTTTCAGCCCTGAGTCGATCAGGTCCTTGTTGTCGCGGTAGAAGGCGACGAAGTCTTCGGCCATTTCCGCGAACGCCGGGGTCAGTTCGCCGGCAATGGTGTTGCCAATATCGGTGAACACCTGGTCAAGCTCGCTGGTGGCGTGCGTCAGCCGGGCAGCGTCCTCGATCTGCTTCTGGGTCATCAGGGCAAGCTTGCCGCGCGAGTCCAGTTGCTTCTCTACTTCGTCGCGGCCGCGCATCAGCAGTCGGACAGTGGAGTCGTCAAAGCCAAGGGCTTGGCCTGCCAGGCGCTGATTGAGGGCGCTCATGTGCTCGAACTCGCCAGCGATACCGGCCAGGGCCTCGGCAGTGCTCTGCGCCCCTATAACCACATCAGGATTTAGGCCAAGCTTTGCGACGTCGCCGAACCACCCCGTATCGCCGGTGATGGGGGACGCCATGAGGTCCTGGATCTTCTTCATCGCCGCGAAGGCGTCCGAGGCGTTGCCGCCCTGAGCTTTGAGTGCCTGGCCGAGCATCTGCACATTCTGCGTGCTCATGCCGGTCAGCTTGTTGAAATTGTTCAGTTCGGTGCCAGCGCTTTTGAAGTCGCCCACCACCTTGTCGATGGCAAGCTTGCTCGCGAACACGGCGCCGAGCTGTAAAGCCGATTTGGTCAGGCCGCCGAAAGCCGCGTCAGCCTTTTGAAAAGACTTTTCGTCAACCTTCATGCCCAGGGCGATAAGAAACGATTCGAGCACCTTCACGGGCCGGCTCCTTGAAAAACAAAAAGCCCCGCATGAGCAGGGCTATTTCTGATTATTTGCGGTAGCCAGGTGGCGCGCGTAGATCATTTCATCCATGACCAAGTTCGCCCGCTTGACCCAGCCGAGCGAATAGGTGCCGTCCGTGAGGTCGCGATATGTGCAGAGCGGCGGGCACAGTCCGGGGATCCCTACACAGGGTCGCCAGAGTTCCCAGTCGACAGCGGGGTTGATTCGTTCTCCTGACTCGAATCCTGCGCCTCGGCTGAAGCGGTAGATTTCTGGAAGAGGGTCAGGAGTCCGGAAAAATCCTCGAAGGTGACCCCGAGCGCCAGCACCACGATGGTGAAGTAGCTCTTAAGGCGGCCAGAGAAATCTTCAAGGGTCAGCGGCGTAGAGGAGCCTTCCTTGAACAGCTTGCCCAGCAGCGAATCGCAGATGAAGTTGAAGTCATCCTCGGGCATCCGGGCCAGCATGCTGCCAACGATGCCGCCGGCGACGGCGACCGACGAACTGGCGCCGATCTCGGCCAGGGCCAGGCCGCGAATCATCGGCTCCACGCCGTACTTGCCCAGGCGGAACAGAATCGCGCGCTGCTTTTCTGCGCTGGGCATGGCGAACCGGTAGGTCACACCATCATGCTCGACGGTGCGGATGTAGGCTTCTGCCGAACTCATGCAATCACGCCTTTGTTGAATTCCATGATGAAGGTCGCGTCATTCATGCCAGGGCCGCCCCGGGCCATGGACTTGCCGCGAGTTGCGACACCCTCACTGAAAACCGCACCCTCCAGGCCTGCGATCGAGGCGTAAGACCCGGAGATTTCAGCTTTGGCAGTGATCTGCGATTGCAAGGCCAGAGCCTGCGGACTTCCGGGCATCAGGTTCACCGTCAGGCGCAGGCCTGGGTTCTTGCGGTGGAAGCGGACAGCGTTCCCACCAAGCCCCCGGCTAAGGTTCGCCACATCATCGATGTGCTCGACGGTGAACGGCGGGTCAGTGCGGCCCCAGTCGTCCAGCACGCCAACGCCAGTGATGACCACGATGGTGTTTTCTACAGAAAGATCAGCTAAAGACATTTCAGCGCCCCTTATTCAACTTGAACCGTCACGTCGACGGCATGGATGGCGCCGGCACGGAACAGACGCATAATGATCGGCGCAGCCTGGCGATCGGCTCGCTCTGCATCGGTAATGTTGCGGATGTCTTCGGCCTTGGTCAGTACTTCATAACCGCGACTCAGGACCTGCTCACCGGTTTCGTCGCTCGAGTAGAAGCGCTCGCCCAGGTAGCCGTTGTCGATGAACCGCTCGCCGATCTGCGAAGCCGCATCGATCAGCACTTGCTGGCCCGAGGCGGTCTGGCGCAGCTTGGTCGGCACCTTGGTCAGTGCGTTGTACAGGTTGATGGTCAGGTAGTTGACGAAGGCGTCGAGGTTGAATACGTCGTCGATGAACTCGCCGAAGGTCGACGTGGACTTCGAGTTAATCACCCGCCCCATGTCTTTCTCGCCGCCGGTCTCCACCACGGTGTAGAACACCGCGCCTTTCTGCTTCATCGCTGAGTAGGCGGTCTGGGTCAGGTCTTCGGCGTCGATGCCTGGCAGCTTCTTGAATTCTCCAGTGATGGTCGAGTTCGCTGCGTTGAAGTTGACCCGGCTGAACACGGCGGCGAGTTCGAAGCCGGCGTACAGCTCAGTGGCGTGGCTGACGATGAACATACGGCGAGAGCCTTGGACAAACGCCTTGCTCACGATGTCCGTGGTAACCGCTGGATCTCGAACGGCTGCCTGGTTGGTAGTGAATGCCAGGAACTTTCCAGCAGCATCGGCCGCCTCGACCAGCGCAAGCACGTCGGCATCAACGGCCCGGATCGAGGTTTCGAACTCGAACCAGTAGAACCAGATGCGCTTGTTGATGGCGTCGTTGAACGATTGGATGGCGGTGTGCAGCTCTTCCCGCAGGTAGATGCGCAGAGACTTTGGCTTCGGCAGGGCCGAGAACCACGCCAGGGCCGCCTTGTAGGGATCGGACGCGATGTCGAAGTCCACGGCCACCGCGGCGGCTGAGCCGTAATCGCGATAGCTGCCCTCGGCAAATGTCGCGTCACTCGACGAATCGAAATCAGCGAAGACCATGCCCGCGCCGAAGTTGGCAGTGCCAAGGCCAGCCGAACTGATCAGCGTGTCGATGTTGATGATGCTTTCAGCCGGATAAGCCATTTACTTCCCCTTGCGCAACGGCGCCAGATTGTTCGGTTTCCACGGAGAAGCCCGCACGATAGATCCGCTGGATGCGGTCCTCGGCAATGGATTCGCCATACAGGTAGAGGGTGAGCTGGGCACGTTCTTCCATGGCCGCCTGATACAGGCCGGTCAGGTTGTTGATCGGCGATACGCGGGACCAGCCAAGCTTCGCGGTGCGCAGGATGGTTTTCACCGGCTCGCGCTTGTTTGCTTCGCACAGTGCCGCGGCGTACATCACGGCGCCGGCCCGGTAGAAGTTGATGCTGAACCCCAGCGTGAACTGGGTGGCGACCTTGGCAAGGATGTCCTCGTATTGCGGATCATCCAGGGCTGGGACGTTGGTTTGCGAGTTGAGCGCCTGGCCCCATTGCTCGGGGTTTTGCAGGCGCACAGCGCAGTAGCTGCCGGTCGGGGCGTCGATGCCGTTATCGCCGATGATCACCTTGTTGGCTGGCAGGCCGGTGACCGCCACAACGACATTGCACACGGCCTTGGTAAGCGCTTTGACGTCAAGCATCGGTGATACCCTCCAGTCGTGCGATCTCGGCCGGGTCAAGCTTGGCTACCACGACGCGGCAGAAGTTGTGCCATGGCCGGTAATCAGTCGCGATGGACTTCCACCAGGTGACAGGCTTATCAGGCGTCTCAGCGAAGACCAGGATGTCGGCCAGCTTGCCAGGTGTGGAAACCTCGATTCCCTTGCCGTCATTACGGTGAATCACCCGCACGTCGTTGATACGCTCGGCGCCGATCTGGAGGAATTCGATTTCCTTGTCGCTCACCGGCTGCACGTTGGCGTTGAAGGTGTCGGTGTAGCTGATGGCCAGAACCGGCTCGAAATCGACGACCTCGCTGGTGTAGCGGTTCAGTACGACGCCCGGGTGCGTGATGAATGGGCCGCTGATGTGACCGCGCATGTTCAGCCCCATCACAAGCCCTCTTCGAGTTGTTCGCCGGTGTCGTCAATGACGTAGCGGATGGATTGGCGCAGCGCGCCGGTGTCGATCAGCGGGTTGTCCGACCCCTTGGCTACGATGGTTGACGCAGCGTTTGGCGGGGTTCGGATGTCCGTTATTTCCTGCTTGACGTGCCCCTCGGCCAAGTTGCCCATTTGCTCGAGCAAGGTCTGAATGGTCATTTCGCCGGAGAGGATCTTTGGAATCATCACCTCGGCCAGGCGCTGGTACTGCGGCGCGCCTTTGGTGATGGCTGGGGCTAGGAATGGGCGCTCGGGGATGAGGCCATCAGCCGAGCCGAAGTTGTTCACTGCGGCCACGGTCGCTATGGTCAGGCCATCCTCATAAGTGCCCGCGCCTTTCGGGACGCCGACGAGAACCCGGGTTGGGCCCTGCAGCTTCCTGGCGAGTGCTTTCAATGCCTGCTCGACTTGCTGCTTGTTCACAAGGCTTACCGTGGGCTCGATCATACGCAGACCGCCCCCATGCCAGCCCGCGAGCGCAGGTGCAGGTATTCGAGACCGTAGGGAGTCAGGGCCAGGGCCGCTTCCCACGTCGTCAGGTCGTTGTTGGCCGCCGGAATGGCGTAGGACACCGACTCATCCCGCACGCCCTTGCTGGCGACTGCGTAGGGGGTCGATGCGCTGCCGTCGGCGCCGGTGGCGTCCGTGGTGGCCTTGTTCCAGGTCAGGTAATGCGCCGCGAGGGCGAACCAGCCACGCTGGAAGAATGAGTAGGGCTTGTAGTCGCCCCAGTGCGCGCAGCCGCCAAACTCGCCGCGTGCGACGTACAGCGCCTTGGTAATCTTGGCATCAGACCAGACGGCACTGTCTGTGAATTCTTCGTAGAACGCTCGGAAGTCCGCAATGATCGCCGGCGTCACTTCAATGGTCAGTTCAGCCACGGGTCAGACTCCAGAATGAAACAGCCCCGCACAGGGCGGGGCTATTGGGTTTTTCTCAGATCACTCTTTGACAGGGATCTGCTTTTTCAGCTCTTCGACTTCAGCCAGCAGCGCTTCTTTCTCGCTGCCAGCGGTAGCCAGCTGACCCCGGAGGGTTTCGACTTCGGCAGTCAGCGCCGCGATCTGGTCGGCGCCGCCATCCATGAGCACCGGCGCGCCGGAGACCAGAATGCCGTGCTCTTCCCACAGCGAGCCCTCGGCGAACTCAGCCTGCTCGAGAGTGGTTTGCTCGCCAGCCCCCACAGTGCTGCCATCGCCCAGGATCACCGGGTTCTTGCTGACGTTGGTCCATACAACTAGGCCCGCCGAAGCGGCCTCGCCTGCTTTGCCTTGTTTGCGAGCCATATGGCCTCCTTAAACGCCGTCGACGTACAGGTGGGACATCGGGACGCGCAGCTCAGTACCAGCAGTACGCACCACGCCAGCTGCTTCGAACTTCAAGCCACCGTGCGACGGGATCGGCGCGTTCAGGGTGAACGGCATCGGCAGGTGGAACTTGGCGAACTGGGCGTTCTTGGTGTAGACCATCATGCGATTGACGCCGCCCACGCCGGCGGTGGCCGCCTGCAGGATTGGCTCGATGGTGATCTTCAGCACGCGTTCCAGGTAGCTGATCAGGGTTTCCGCAGTGTTCGGGATGCGGAAGGTGACCAGCAGGCCGTACTCGGTCAGCGGCAGCAGGATGTGAGTCGGACGGAAGATCGAGTTGGTCTGAGTGCTGTACACACGCAGGATCGCGTTGTTAAGCAGGGTCAGGATCTCGTTTGCCGCCGTTTCACCGCCGCCCGCTAGGATTGCCGCGATGGTCTTGTTCGCGCCGCCCAGCAAGGTTCCGGTGGCCACGACAGGAACACCTGGGTATTTCAGCAAGCCACCGGTGGCCAGGGAAGGCCAGCGAGCGTCACCGGTCATCGCAACGCGATCCAGCCATTGCTCGGTCAGGGTGCGAGTGGCGATTGGCTTCTCGGCCAGGTAGTTGATGGCGCCGCCGAAGCCGACGGTGTTCGCCATTTCCTGGGCCTTGCCGACTTCGATCTGGCTGTAGGCATAGCCCAGGCCAGCCTGGACCACATCCACGCCGCCGACCTTGGCAGCGATCTCGGCCAGAGGGAAGTCGTGCGAGGTATCACCGATTGGCGCCGGCTCACCCTTGTAGTCGAGCACCTTGAACGCGATCGATTCGACGTAATCAGGAGCCGAGGTGTCCACCGTCAGGATCGACGGGTATTTGATTTCTGGGTACGGCTGGCGCAGGACTTCCTGTTCAACGTAGGTCAGTTGACCAATCAGGAAGCCCAGTTGCGCCTGGGGGGAAGCGTCGAAAGTCTTCATTCGATCTGATCCTTAAGCGGCGATGGTGGTAGGCGCGATGGCTTTGACCTGTACCAGCACCAGCTCACCGGCGGCGGCGGCCGTCAGGAACGTGCAGCCGGCCAGGACGTGGTTGCCAGCGGTCGCGGCGTTGGTGATCTCGCCGGTGGTCGGCAGTGCGTAGACCTGGGCGCCCTTGACAGCGCCGGCCAGGGTCTTGACCCAGATACGGCCATGGGCCAACAGGCTGACTTCTTCACCGGCACGATAGCCGCCGACTGCGTTGCCGCTGTCCGAGACTTGACCGGTGAGGTAGCTGCCACTGACACCGACAGGCTTGCGCACCGAGATACCGAGGAAGAAACCGGCGCCGGCGGCAGGCAGCTTGCCCGAGCGATCAGCGGTGTCCGACACGACGACGCGACCGAACGGGATGGCGACCGATGCGACGGCGGTGGTTACATCCGCCATGCTCAGGTCATTGATCTGGCCTTCGTAGGCCTTACCGGCGTACTGAGTGAAGGTATCGATTGCAATGCCCATTACTTGCCACCTCCCAGGAATGTGTTGTAGGCGTCAGTCCCGTCAGTGGTCGGCTTCAGGCCGCGCGCTGCAGCGTCCCTGGCGAACTGGCGGAGGCTGTCGTTGACTTTCGATTTGTCTTCGTCGTCGTCATCCATCTCGTCCGCCTCATCGGCGGCCGCATCGAACGCAGCAGTCACGTAGGCCTCGGACTTGGAAGCCCAATCGCGAGTCGGCTTGAGTTGGGCCATCGCGGCGCGCTTGATCTCCAGGGGGGAGACCAGGCCTTTGGCGTCGAAGGACTTAACGACCTTGGCTGCCAGTGCGATGGTGTCGAGAGTTGCTTTCACTCGCAGGCCGATAGCGGCGTCGGAAGTTTCCTTCTTGGCCTCTTCCAGCTTCTCTTCGGCTTCGTCCTTGGTGGCTTCAGCTTTGTCTGCGCGCTCCGCTTCTTCATCCGCGAACTTTTGCAAGGCTGCCACGGCGTCTTCGACTACCGTTGCTGCCTCTTCGTCCAGGATGATCGAGCGGCTTTTCTTGGAGTCCAGAAAGACTTTCCGGGTCGCCATATGGGTAATACCTTTCGGTTTGTGGTCAAAAATGCGGGCGACCTCGCCGCCTCGCGCTGCTTCTACAACGGCTACGTGGTTGATCTGGATATCACGCTGCTCGTATTCGTAGGGCGTGCCGTCAGGCGCTACGCCAGGGGCATGCACGTACTCGGCTAGGTAGCCAGGGGATAGTTCGGCCTTGCCTGAATCGATGTCGTCGATGGCCGACTGATCCTTGATGATCAGGTCAACCTCAACGTTTTCGCCTTGCTGGGCGGCGCCACGCACATGACCGGATGACACTTCTTTGAAGGTGGTCGAGTCGACCAGATCATCAGGGTGGTCATTGGTAACGTCTTTGTCGGCGTACGTAGCCATTGACTCAGGCTTGAACACCTCTTCCGGCGACCGGTAGACGTTGACGATCCGTTCAGGGCCGTCCAGATCCAGCTCGCTCGACAGGTACTGATAAACCCCTGTTCGGGCCGCAATGCCCTTCACGCAGAGAAATCCTTCAGGCGTGAGTGTTCGCGACGTAGGCTTGAAGGCCTCATCGATGGTCATTCTTTGCATTGGGTTACCCGTCTTTGGGGAAGTAGTTCACGCACGGGATCATGGCGATGGCGATGCAGCGGCAGAGAACGTGGTGCTTTCCAGGGTGCAGGCCGGTCTTTCCACCCCACGGGGCACCGTCGGCGACCTTATAGACGCCTGGGCCGTAGCCGATATCCTGGCGGGCAATTCCGTAACAACTGATCTTGGCGTTGGGGTATTTCCCGCCTGGCGCACCAGATACGCGCTGATCTCCTGCATCCACGGCCTTGTAGAACTCTATGCCGGCCGCTGCCTGGCGTTGCCGGGTCAGATCGCTATTGAGTTGCGAAACCTGGTCGCGCGCGATGAGCTTGGCCCGCCTGGCGCTGACACCGGTCTGCTCCTGTATCTGCTTGGCGATTGCAGTAGGCGCTAGACCGTCCTTCATGCCGCCCAGTACGATCGTCTCGACGTTTTTGAAGTACTCGTCGGGGATGGACTTAATCAGGTTCACGTTTTCAGCGGTGGAGGCTTCCAGATAGTCCTGCATTCCCTTGGGCCGCGTGATCAGCTGGAAGTCGACGCCGACGGCCTGATTGACCGACTTGCGGAAGTCCTCGGCGTTATCTGCATCGGCTCGGCTAACAGTGCCGGCCGCTACCCGCTGGATCTGGGATTCGAACAGGGAAGAGCTGAACCGGCGCGAAACCCCACGTATTGCCGCGAGAACTTCATCCGTCCAGCCATCCATGGTCGGAATGGCGTCGGCGATGTAGTCACGCTTCAAACGCTTCAGCTCAGGCTCAAGCGCCTTGACCAGCTCACCAGCCATCAGCCTAACCATGCCTCGAAGCTGGCCGCTGTAGTAGCGCTCAGCCTCTTGGCTTGGCAGAACAGGCTTAGGGGCGCGGGGTTTCTTTTTCCGCTGCTCCATCATCGCCAGGTTTGTCGCCGTCAGTTTCTCCAAGGGAGAAGCCTGGGAGACCTTCGCCGTCGTCGCCGATTCCATTGTCCTGATCCTTCTCGATCTTCTCTTGGGCGGCGATCTGCTCGTCGGTTATGGCGTACGTTCCTTTCGACTGAACGCGGCGCATAGCATGGCTCGGACGAATAACACCAGCCTCAATGCTCATCGCGTCAGCCTGGGCGTCCGCCAGATCTTCCTGGGCCTGTTCAGTCCCTGTAGGCAGGGATAGAGGCTTCCATTCGAATTCAAGATCTTCTGGATAGTCGCCCAGGGCGGAGCGGATAAGCACCTGGTCAAGAGCCTCAAGGTCGAGACGCATCTGGCCGTCCTGCTTGCCCTTGATGGTGCCTTCGTAGGTCTTGCGATCGCCCTCACCAGTGGCGCTAAGGCCAGAGGCTGATTGCCCCCATAGCTCGGTGACGGGCATCTCAGCGGCGCCGGCAGTCCACACCATGAATTGCTCCATGATCTGGCTGAGCCCCGAGAACGAGATGCTGTTGCGCTCGTAGGTCTCGTTGTCAGCATCCAGAAGCCCCAGGTTCACCAGGGACTTCATCATTCCGAAGAGACGGTAGCGCTCAGTGATCTTGTCGCACTGAGCGCTGGCGAGAGCGCTTTGCAGCCCCTTCACGCTGACCGTGTCGACGTTGGCCTCCAGCACCAAGGACGCAATCCCGCCCTTGGTAGCCACCACATCGCGCAGGTCAGACATGCATCGACGTAGGCGACTATCACCCCAGCCTTGCTCAAACATGCGCATACGGCGCGGCAGACGGGCACCAGTGCGACGAATGACATGACTGTAGTGAATCTTCTGCTCACCATTAACCATCATGTAGAACTCTGGAAGCATCCAGTTCGGCTTGAGCGGGTCAGTCAGATTGAATTCAGTAGGTTGAATGTCCCAGCGGTCGAGGACGACCAGGTTCTTCAATCCACCCTTTTTGATCTTGTCCAGGTCCAGCGGGGAGCTTAGGTCCTGGCCGGTGACCATCAGCATTGCTGCGCCACCGTACAGGTCAGCCCAGCAGCACGTATCAAGGTATGCCTGCTGCACTCCCAGGCGGCGCTCTTCGTTCGCGATGTACTTGGCTTGCTTGCCATTGAACGTGCGCCACTCTCGCAGGGCGTCCTCGTTCGGCTTGTCAACGATACGGCGGGCAATCCAGTTCGACTGATAAGCCGCCTCAAGCTCAATCTGGTTGACGAACTCAAAGCCGAATACGTTGTGGGTACGCTTGTCTCGATTGGTGCCGATATTGGCCACCATGTTCGACAAACTATCAGTTGACACGACCTTGCCGGCCTGAATCTGAATTCGCGGTTTTGATGTGGTCATAAATTGATCTATCTCGCGCCACGATTTGGCGCATGCGAAAACGTGGCGCGGATTACTTGCTCTGGCTTCGGAGGATCTGGGCGTCAACCTGATCAGCGCAGGTGTCCAGCAGCCGGACGGCCTTGTCTTTCAGCTCCCACACGTCACCATTGAGGCGAAGGTCTTCGTCGCTGTCGTCGATGCGCTCGCACGGGATCAGCTCAGGGGCTTCAATTCTTACGGCCTGGGTCTTTGTTACCACCACCGGCTTTGCCGCGCAGGCCGTCAGGAAGAGGCTGAGCAGCCCAGTCACGAACAGGCTTGCTGTTGCGCTTGAGGTTTTCAAAGTTCTTCTCCGCCTTCTTGGCTTTGTCCTGGCTGGCCTTGAGGCGCTTTGCCAGGTCTGCCTGGTATTCAGCATTGCGCTTTGCTTCAGCGCGCAGCGTAGTGATGGTCGCCTGGCTTTCGAGGTTGGCGTCGACCGCCTTCTTCTTCTCGCCGGCTTCGAAGGCCACCTCCCCGCGTAGGGCGACGACACGGGATTGCTGAATGCCAACGAGCAGCAGGCCGACCAGGGCGATGATGATTGCAGCTGCGAAGGCCTTCATACTGAATCCGCCTTGCGGCCCAGGAAGCGGGTCACCAGTTCGCGGATGGCGGTCACGCCGAGGAACCCAATAGTCCCTCCAGCAGCAACCGATAGGCTGGGCGGCCAGGTCATCCACTCGATCACGCTGGACGCAACAAGGCTCAGCGATCCGCAGATCAGCGATTCGAACAAGATCCGACGCTTACTGGTCTCCTTCGCGTCGTACATGACTCGAAGCAACGATACTGTGATGGCCATGATTGCGCCCTGCCAGAGCGGATTGCTCAACGCCAGCCAGATCTTGGCCCATGTGTCTGGCTTATCAGGCATGGTAGGCATCCGGGTTGCCTCCCCTCGGGGAGATTGATAAATCCGGCTCCAGCAGCACTCCCTGCTCAGTGCGAACAGTGTGGCGGGGCCGAAAACTGAAAGGCCCCGATCAATGTCGAGGCCCTGAATAGGTACGCGTGTCTTCCCACGCTGCCAGCCAAAGATAATCCCAGCGTCGACGCCCCAATGCATCGATCGCGCTGATCCTGTCTCGCGCCACCCCGCAAGCATGGTAGGGCTAAGGTGCACGGGCTGCCGGTGTTGATCTCGTACGTCGCACTATCCGGCTATCGACGTCCAGGCCGTCCCGAAGGCTGCCCTGGCTACAGGTAAAACTACAGATTCTTTTTGTGGATGCGCCAACCCAGAGCGACACCGGGGTGCAGATACTCGCCGGTGCGCGGATGGCGCGAGAAGTCGGTCTCGCCAACTTGGCGTGCGACTGCCTCCCAAGCCGTTCTGGCGCGTTCCAACAGATTGCCTTTGGCTTTCAGCTTCACGTGCACCTCCAGAAGGTTGAATTTGAGGCAATAAAAAACCCGGCGCGGTGGCCGGGTTTCGTTTGTCACTCCTCGATACGCGCAGGAATGACAGGATGGGTGAATAATCGGCGAACCGGCAGGCCCTGTCAAGGCCCTCTATGCAGCATCTTGATCATCGAAGAAAACACCCTCCTTGGTCAGAATCTCGCCAGCTTCGAGAAGCGCCTCGTTGACCAGTTTATCCAGTCCCTTGAAGATCTTCCGGCGCCAGTCTCGGCGCGTTCGCTCCGGCGTGCCATCCAAGTCCCAGGTGTTCATGTCGTAGTTATGGGCCGGCAAGATGATGACCCCTTCGCATGGAGCCTCTTGGCGCTGCTTCAGCTTGGCATTGATGGCCTTCTGGGATTTCGCCACAGCCGCTTTCCTCCAGGCCGGCGCGTCATCATCAACCTCAAGCTCAACCTTCCCGGCCGGCGCGCGCTCGGCGCCGCCAAGTTGGGGATATGCCCATGCTGTAACCGCCTTGGTCAGAAACAGGCGCGGCGCCGGTGACGACACATGCGAAACGATCCGACCAATAGCGCCCACCTTTGAGGCCATGTGCGTCGAATAGCAGGCGTTCAAGGCCATCCAGTGTTTCGGCGCGAGGCAAGAGTGAAGCCGGCCAAACACCCAGCAATCAGTGAGGAAGGCCGCCTCCTTGCCGACGATCTCGCCCTTCAGCTTGTTGGCCTGGACCTTTGGCGTGTAGTCGCAACCGCCGGCGCTGTTGATCGTCTCGGACGCCAAGGCACGGATCACTGCGGAAATAACGTCTCGATAGATCATGCGGCGGTCCTCTTGAGTTCTCGGGTCTTGGCCCGGTATTCGGCGGTGATGGCTTTCAGGTCTTCGATGGTGTAGCGCTTGAGCTCATGAGGGCCTTCCAGCCACTCCACGGCCTCGGCGCCGATCCGCTTCACCAGTTCGATGCGGTAGTTCACGATGTCGCCCGACTTGTGGTTGTTACAGGGGGCGCATTGTTTGTGGACGTTCAACGGCTCGAACCTGATAGCGGGGTTGGCTGCAACCGTCCGATAGTGCCCGGCGTGGTATTGGCCATCGTGGTGGCGACCACAGCTCACACAAGGCAGATCAGCGTCACGCAGGCGAACCCACTCGTTGAATGCCTGCTGGGTGTCCTTGGCGTGATCCGCCCTGCTCTTCAGCTTCTCCTTGCGGACCTTGATGTCCTTGCGCTCGATGTCGGCCAGCGCCTTGCGGGCCTTCGGCTGATGCCTGGGCGCGTCGATCAATGCGCAGGCAGGGCTGCACACCGCCTGACCCATCCGCGAAGGGACGAATGAGGCCCTACACGTAGCAACGCGGCATTTCTTCAGCTTGGCCGGCTTCCGTTCAATGGTCATAGTGCTTTCCTCGCGGCCCGTTCTACTTCGGCCTTTCGGTCCCTGCGCTTACGCTCGAACTCTTCCACCGAGCGCTTGCGGCGATGGTCCAGCGCCACGCCGGCGATAATCGACAGGACAAGGATGGCCCCGTAAACGTCTACGTAATCCATCAGTACCTACCTCCCCAGTTGTCCTTCTGCGTCCAGCGCACCCCATGCTCGGCGCCAAATGCCATGACCCATTCGATTAACTCGCCGCACTGCTTTACGGTGAGCCTGCTGGTGCGCTCGTAGATGACGTCGAAACCGTTGCCGTCTACCGCCGGTATCATCTGCGGCTGATCGCCTGTCTCGCGCAGCCAGGCGGCCGTCAGAAGGCGTTTCCAGATCAGGACATCCCACTTCTTCCCGGCGTGTTCGACCTGGGCGGCGATATCGGCCAATGCCGCGTGCAGGGCCTTGTTCTGCTCCCCACTGCGGTCTACTTCGGTGATGGCCAGCTTCTTGGGCCTGGCCAGGTCCAATCCGGCGATGTAGCCCATGGCCCTGGTGCGGTCTGATTCATTGCGGATCTGGAGATTGGTCATGGCCGCTTCTCCAGGCTTTCGAGGTAGAACACCAGGGCACCACCGATCAGCAGGCCCAGCACGAATACGCCGAAGGTGGTCATGGCCGGTCTCCCTTGCCCATGGAGACGGCGTAATTCCAAACCTTGCACCATGCGCACTCCTTGCCGGCCTTGGAGCCGTTGTCTTCATCCCATACACCTGGAATTGAGTGACAGTGGCCGGGGGCATTCCCCGCACGGCTGATGCGCGCACCTGGAATCTCACTGACTACGGCGCTCATAACCCCTCGCAGCGCCTCGTTCTCAGCCTTCAGCTCAGCATTGACCCGCTCGTAGGCTTCGTAGCCGGTTTTGAGGCCGGCGACTTCGGCGCGTAGCTGGTCGCGTTCGTCAATCACAGCCTTGTAGCCGTCGAAGTTGTAGGCGAGTCGGCCAATCAGCTGCGCCTTTTCCAGTTCGGCCTTGAGCTGGTCGCGCTCCGCCATGAGGTCGGCGGTTACGACCGCGCCTTTCGATGCCAGTGCACGCAACTGCTCGGCCCTATCGCGAATGTCCGACACCAACATCCCCTCGCGCCACCCAAGACGTTCCTTCACTCGACAAATCTTCCGACTGATGTTGGGTGGCGTGCAGTTATGCACTTTCGCCAATTCAATCTGGGAGGCTCCCGTGACGAAAGCGACCAGAAGATCAACGTCGCCCTGGTGAATTGCCGGATAGTCACAGAGATTTAGCTTTACGCTAGCTGCAAGCCGCTTGTTCTCGGCGATCAGGTCCTTGACCACCTGCGGGGTGCACACGTCGTTGAACTCCCTTTCCTGCCTGGCGCGAGACAGTGTGCCGATGGCGTCAATGGCCGCCTGTGCGCGACGCTCCAATTCGCTGTAGTCGCTCATACCGCCTCCTGATAATGCGTGTGGTGGGCACGCTTCTGTGTGCCGTCGGCCATTACGATTCGCTTGTCGGCACCACGGGTGAGCCTGACGATCTCGTTGTTCTTGCTGGAGACCAGGAAGCCTTCTTCACGAAGCTGCTGGACTGTTTGGGTTTGGGCTGGGGTCATGGCCGTTGCTCCGTGGTCTTGTTCTTGAATTTCGCCATCAGCAGCTCACGGGCGGACTTACCGTCAGTGGGAATGCCTTGCTTGAGGATTCGTGCCTGGGTTTGCTGGTCGGCCAGCTCGTTGGCGAGTTCGAAGGCCGTCTTCTGGCTGTCGTGGCCGATGCCGGTGAGGATCTTCCCGTCCAGCGGCTGGCCTTCCTGGGCGCGGCGTATCACCACGGCGTAGTTGTGATCGAAGCGCTGACGAAGGCCCTTGTCTTCCTGCTTGGCTGAACGCAGGTCGAACAGGCCGGTGGCAATGGCAGCGATCTTCACGCCTTCGTGGCTGTAGGTCGCCATTAGTGCCTCCATCCATGCCTCGGCGCTCGCTGGCAAGCCGAACGCCTCAGGCCCAGGCGTGCACCAGCCTATGAATTGGCCGACGCTTGGAGCGAACGGTGAACCGCTTTTGCGGCACTGCTCGATTCCATAGCGGATCTGCTCCAACGTGCGGATACCGGCGGCCATGAACCCCATCGTCCAGTTCCGCATCGCGGCAGCCTTGGCTTTATCGTCCGGCCAGGCCTGCTTGTGCGCCGGGAAGATGGCCTGCAACTGCCGAAACAGTCGCTCAACCACTTCACCGGTGGCGTCATCCACAACGCCTAGCTGCGTCCCGGTTTGCGCCGGGGCCTGATAAGGGGCCGAGGTGGTCAGGGACCGAGCTGCACCTGGGATCATCTGAGTGACGTTCTTCATAGGTCATCACTCGTATCGGTGCGCCATGACTGATCGTAGAAGTCCGGACCGTTGCCGAAAGTCCTGCCACCCGCCAAAACCTTGTCCGGGAACAGACCGGTCCAACCATTGCTGATGGACTGGTTGATCACTGCATCAGGGTCGTGGTGGCCGGCCAGGGTCTTGGCTTGCTTGGCGCAGGTGGTGGCGGTCAGCGGGCGCTTGATCTCGGCGCGGTGCTGGCACCAGTCCTGCCAGGTCTGCTCGCTGACGCTTTCGGGCTTGGCGGTCACCGGATCAAACTTCACAGCCTTGGTGCGCGAGGGTGCTTTAGCGCCCGAAGGTTTTTCAGTCCTTGCTTGCTGTTTCAGTCCTTGCTCACCTTCAATACTTACTAGTGTCGGATTTGCCGGATACGGTTGAGCCGGAAGCGGTGCAGCCGTATACGGTAAAGCCGGAAGCGGTGATTCAGAGACCACATAGTGCGTTTCACCAAGCAAGCCAGAGCCCAAACGATCCTGTCGGCGCTGAACGTAGCCGGCGGTGATCAGCTCTTGCAGCAGGCCGTAAACGCCGTCACGCCCGGTAGGCTTCGAAGACTTTGAGGTCTCGTTGCGCAGGTGAGTGACGGACACCGCCCAGTGGTCAGGCTTGCCCAGGAGGAACACCAGCAAGCCACGGGCAGCCCAGCTCAGGCGAGCGTCCTCGCTGATCGACTTGCTGAGCATGTAGAAATTCGCCTCAGGTCGAGGCGCACGAATGATGCTCATGCAGCCTCCAGCTTGGCGATAATGCGCGCAGCTTCTCGCTCAATTACGAGTCGCTCTGCTTCTGGCATCTGGTTGTAAAAAAACAAAGCCCGCTGGAGCTTCTTGGCTGTTTCGAGAAGCTCAGACTGATCACCGAGACAAGCACTGGTCAGGCGACCGCCAGCCAAGGTCATGCCCAATCGAATTGGCTCCGTAGGGTTTTCGAGAACGACTGTGATCCGACTCATGCGGCACCCCGCATAGCCTTGTCATGGGTGAACAGGCCGTCCCAGGTCTTCTTCATGGGCAGTTCTCCGGCCAGATACAGGTCGTACAGGCGTGCGGCGCCCTTCCTCAGCAGGATCGGCGTGTAGGAGATGAAAGGTTCTTTGCCGTGCGGGGTGACTTCGACCTGGTGCTCGGTCATGTACTTGTCGCGGGCGTAGGACGCCACGCGGAAGCGCAGGCCGGATTTGCTCTCGTTGTAGAGCCAGTCGCGCCCGAGGAGGAATTTCCCAACCTGCATGACATTGACCCCATTGAGGCCCTTGCAGAACTGGGTGTGCGTCATCCCTTCCTTGAACAAATTCTCCATGGAGTGGATTTTCGATGCCTGGGCTTCTACCTGGATGGTCAGCTGCAGACGCTGCTGTTCCGCCTCGAAGGCAATCTGGATGAGATCCATGCGGGAGAATTCGCGCGGCTGTGACAATGCATTGATCTTGGAGACAACCGAGCGTCTAACTGCTTTAGATTCGCGCATCGAGATCAGGAGGCACTGATCCTTGGTCAGCATCAAAGCCTCAGAGGCGGGGCCGCGCTGATTCCTTACTACGAAAGTTTCGTAGTATTCGCCGTCCAGCTCGTCACGGCATCGCGCGGTGAAATCGTTGCGACGAACTTCGCTTTCGCCAAATTCCTTGCGCGCCGCGTTGACCAGGTCGAGCAAGTCGAAGCTGCTCATTTTTTCACGCGACACGTTTTCACCGTTGCCAAATTGTGTCGCGACACTGGCCGGGGTATTGATCGTTTGGATTGATTGGTGCATGATTTGCTCCACAACGCGTTTTAAGAGAGCCGGGTCACTACCCCGGCTTTTTTTCGTCCCGAATTTGGCAGAGGCCCTCTGGATTACCCCGAAGAGTCCCTGCCAGAGGCCCTCATTGGGGTCACCAGTTGAAGGACTGGCGCCTTCTTCCTCCCCACCTCGGAAAGCGCCCCGCTCGCAATAGCGGTTTCCGTCATTTCGTTGATCGCACGGCTGAAGCTCCAGCCGTTTACGCGCATCAGTTCCTCCACTCGCTGTCGAGTACGCGGAGGCAGCCTTTCAAGCTCTACGGTCATTTGGCCCTCCAAAGGGGCTTCAGCCCGCGATATCTTCTTGTTTGTCCTGCATGAGTTCCTCGATCACGCCATTGGCCACTGCCCACTCGATGATTTCGTAGAGGTAGGTGGCGTGCTGCATACGGGTTTTGGTCGCGGCCTTACGCAGAATCCGATCAAGCACTGGTTCGAATCGAACCTTCACCGGGATGGCGCGCTTTTGATTGGGGTCCATGTACATGCTTCGATGCTCCTGGCTGTTGAAATTGGTTATACAGCGGATTTCTTCGGGTGGGCTTCGATGAGCAGCCACGCCGGATCGAACGGCTTGCCTTTTGCGGCAGCCAGATCGGCAATCTTTTTGGAGTAGTCGGTTTCGCCGGTGTACTCGGTACGCGGCAGGCAGTCGGCAGTCAGCCACTTATAAATGGCGCGTGGAGACTTCCCGCACGCCAGGGCAACCACTGGAACGCCGCCGGCGTCATCAATCGATTTTTTAAGCGGGCTCATGTGGCCTCCGGGCTAATTATGAACTTGCAGTACATATTATGTCGGAACTGAAAGTACATGCAAGGCCATGCGATATTGAACCTATGGTTCAAATAGAAGAGATACGCGCCGCGTTTGCCTCCCGCCTCAAAAAATCACTTGCCGAGAAGGGCATTGATCAATGGGGAGCGGGCGCTCGCTTGGCGGAAATGACAAAAGTCACCCCAAAGGCTGCCAGCAAATGGCTCAATGGGGAGTCGATACCTGGCGCAGCAAAAATGCAGGCGATTGCCGAAAACCTCGGCGTCAAGATCGAATGGCTGCAACATGGTTCTGGCGAAGGACCGGGGCCACTAGTCGACAGGATTGATCGTGAATCCTCGACTGCCGCTGACAAGCTCCGCCAAATGCTCGCCGGCAAATCATTGGGCGAAGACCGCCTCCAGAAGCTGCTGGCTGTCGCTGAGGGCAACGAGGCAGAGGGAACTGTTGAAGTGCTGGTAAGCGATGCCTATCGGCCTGGCAAGGTCGGCGATGAGGTGTGGATCGCGCACTACGACGTGCGCGGAGCGCTTGGCGGCGGCGAGGTTGCTCATGATTTCCCGGAGATGCTGCAGGATGTGCGCGTCAGCCCTTCCCAACTCCGCTCTATGGGGGTTGAGTTCAAGGAGCACTATCACCTGAAGGTGATCACTGGTTGGGGCCAATCGATGACGCCAACGATCAAGCATGGCGACCCGTGCCTGGTGGACATCAGCATTAAGGATTTCATCGGCGACGGTATTTATTATTTCTCGTACCAGGGTTTTCAGTACATCAAGCGCCTGCAAATGAAGGGAAAAGACAAATTCAAGATGATCTCGGATAACCGGAAGCATAAGGCCGAGGACATCTTCATCGACGAGACCTACATTCAGGCGCGCGTGCTGTTCGTGTGGAATGGTAATCTGGTGTAGATCATGCCCTCACCAAACCCAACCAACAATTTGCGCCGAGATCTGAAAGAAGCTGCAGCACTGCTCAAGTGGTCGGGAGTGCATCTGATGCCTGCCGCCGTAAAGCTTTCTGAGGCCGAGCAGGAAGCTGACGCCCGCGAGCAAATGAAGATCGCCACCAGATTTAAGGCCATCGAGGATCTTAAGGTGGGCTATGCGGATGCGGTGAAGGCGTGAAGGTTGTGCGACCTACCTAGCCAGAATGGCATTGCGCACTTGAGCGAGAATTTATGCGTAATCATGGCTTGTGGATATGGGAAGAAGACGAGTGCCTAGCCCTTCGCAGAGCGATTGCCGCTTATAACGCAAGCAGGCAAAAGGCGGATCGTCTAGCTCGGAGCGCCATAGCGAGCGAGATAGGGGTATCCACTTCGACCATTAATAATTATTTTCTAGGTACTAAGGCTCTAGACATTGAGGTTGCTCAAGCGGTTCTTAAGCTTACCGGCATTCCTGTGGAGCGGTTCAGTCAGAGGCTCGCAGAAGATCTGAGGTTGAAGCATGACCCTAACCAAACCTAATCAAGACCTAAAGCGCGACCTCCAGGGCATCGCCTCGGACCTCAAGTGGTCCGCTGTCGAACTGATGCGAATCGCTGAGCGATTGAGCCTGGCCGGAAATGAGGCAGACGCCCAGGCCGTGCTGAAGATCTGCCGGGTGATGCAGTCCGCCGAGGACAAGCTCGCCGGGTATGCGGATGAGGTGCGGGATGGCCGGATCGTGCGGGAACGGGCTGAGTAGGTAGCGCGGCGGGAATTGTAAGCTGCATTAATAAGGGTGAGGAGTAGTACCAGGATGGTTTCTAAGAATCTCATACCTTATGAAGAGGCTATGAAGGGCATCAATACTCAGAAACGATGGTTTGGCGGGGACCGAATTGATTGGGTCATGACCAGCGTTCATAAGTGGCCATCGACGCACAAGTATCGTGCAACGCTCATGGTAGGCGAGCGAACCCTGGAGGGTCTTTTCGTCCAGCTTGAGTTTAAGGCTGGCAAGGTTGATGGCGTACCCGAGCACCTTTACTTCGGGTTCTTTGTGAAAAGCAGCCGCTCATTCGCCGTCGACGAAGGTGGCTTCACTCGCCATCGAAACAAGGTCGGAAAAGGTCTCGCCTACTACCAGCAAACCATAGGCCATCCACACATGCACATCCCAGTGCTTGAGGCGTCCTATGGGTACGCTGAGCCCATTCCCAGAGAATCCGCTGAACAGCTATGGCAGCTGTTTCTGATGCGTGCCAATATCACAGGCGCACCAAAACTGAATTTACCTGATGAGATAGGCCATGACGGCCAATTGAGGCTGATATGAACTGCGCAGACCTTGGAAGCGCACTCGCTCTAACCTGTATCCCGGTAAGCGAAAGCGTTATTTACATGGAAAGCCATGTCTCCGTCCCGTACGACGGCAACTTGATCGGTGCCTACGTCCAAGACATAGGTCGCGGCAGGGTCCGAATCTCGGATAACGCAGACACCCTTTTCCACGCGATGACTGTCGGCATCCAGCCAACGGCCGCGCGCGGCAGAAAGCTGGCAGCGATAGCTATGGAAAATCATGTCCAGCTTTCTGATGATGGTGAGATTTTCGTTGCCTGCGATCAAGCCGAGGCACCGTTTTATCTAACGCAGATAATCGATGCTGCCACCGCTATAAGCCACCATTGCGGGCAATGGGAAGCGAGTGGAGAGTCCAGATTCGAGAGCCTTATCTCCGCCGCCTTGAGAAAGACCTTCCCTGGCAAGGTGAAGCGTAATTACTCAATTACAGGAGCCAGCGGGCACCAGCTGAAATTTCCGTTTGCCATTGACGTCGACAAGGCTGAGATTCAAGTGGTGCAAACTATCAGCGCGGTAGGCGGCACTCCTTACTGGCCCTCTGTGTACCAGGCGCTTGGAAAAATGATCGACATCAAGAATGCGATACCTGGCATTCGTCGGACGGTGATTTTTGAGGAAGCGGCTGCGAATGAAATTGCCAAGGCCTCTGCCGCTCTAGCTGAATGCGCATCCGTTCTGATCTACACCTCGCCAGCGCAGTTAACTTCGGCGCTCCGCGCTGCTTGAAATGTAGCTGTATTCAATAGCCCGGCCCAGCGCCGGGCTTCTTGTTTCCGCCCTACCCGATCTGATCCGTAGCCCGCCACTGAGCGGGCTTTTTTTGCTGATCAGAAAGGCGCCACCTCCATCTCGGGCTCTCGCTCGACCTCTGCAGGACCCTCATCATCGTCTGAGGGCTCCCAACGCAGCGTTATCGATTCATCCTCATCATGAAACATCATGTCGATGCCGTCGGCTTCCGACAACGCGCCCAATATCTCCGACCACTCCCTCTCCCCGTCCGTATCGAGCCGATGTATCCGCACCTCGCGCCGCTCCTGGGCGATTGGGTGATTGATCATCGACGACACGCGCAGCACAAGCCGCTCCATCGGGTTCATTGGTGTGATTCCTGAGTCGTTCTTTTTGCTCTGCCGCGCCATAAACACCTCCTTAGCAAATGCTGTACATGCATCCAGTAGTCGAGCGCGAGCATAGCGAACCTTCGGTTCAGCGTAAATCCCATTCCGACCGCCAATTCCTGAACCTAAAAATGAACCGGACAAAATTATGTACTTTTGGTACTTGACTCAATGTGAACCAGTAGTTCATATTTACTCCATCGCAGCGACACACAGCCACTGCGAAGGGCCTCAACAGACCCGCCGCTCTTTAACAACCAGCGCCATGAACGACTACCCGGCCAGTCCGGTTAGGTCACTCCCGGCTCCATCGGTGGGAGGTCAGTAAACCGATGAACAAAACCGCACTTGCCTCTACCGACGACCGGCGATCCGACAGGCCCGAAAGCCTGCCCACGCGCAGCCCACTGCGACGGCGGACGAGGTGTTGACCGAACTGAGTGAATGACCTGGTAAGCGGGTGCGGAGAAAGACCACAGATTTACTGATGCCGCTTCTATGAGGCGGCATTGGAAATCAACGGAGGGCAACACGATGACCGAGGCAGCATATACACACCCGAAATGCACGTACTGCGGTAAGCCAGCCGAAAAGGTGGTCCGCCGCAACATCCACGACCGAACCCGTGACCCATACACCAACCGTCAGGTGCTTCGCACTCGAGAGTTGCCGTTTTGCAGCGCTGAGCATGCAAGCAACTATCAAATGGGCTGCGAAGGCTGACCGGGCCTTTTCACTAATGCACCTGGTGACGGGTGCATTGGGAAAACAACCGGGAGTAAGTGAGATGGCCTACTACAAGACAAGCGATGCCGGTGTTCTGGCGGCTTGGAAGGCGTACAGAGAAAGCGCGGACCGTTTGCAGGTGCTGGGCGAAGAGTTCGCCAAGCGCTTCATAGGCGCCACCGCACTGTTTCAGACCAGCATGCACAGCGGCCGTAACTTCTACGGCCTGAAGTTCAGTCCACCAATGCCGCAGCCACTGTGGACAAAGCCAGACCCGAAGGCAGATAGCTCGCAGTTCCCGCGTTCAAGTCTGCCGCCGGGCACCAAGGGTGAAGAGCGCAAAGCGTTGAAGCTTGAGCTGGAAAAGCTTCAGGAGGAATTCAAGGCTCATAAGCCAAAGGATAAAGCTGACCTACAGCCATTCCTGGATGCGATGGGGCTTGGCGGTGGTTCGTTGTTCTTCTCCAGCTACAAACATGTGGTAACGCCTGACTGCATTTACGTCAGCACATCCGCCAAACCCAATGGTGTGATGACCGAAATTCTCGGCAGCGAGTACGAAGCCGCTGAAGCCGCGAGCAACTAAACAACCAGCAGCACGACAGCCTGTCGTTAACTGCCCGATCCTCTCTATGAGAGCGCATCGGAGATTGATCTGGTTGCGACGGAGGTTCGCCCTCGATGGCGGATCGACGGATTGGGTCAGATCAATCTTCGATGCGGACGAAACTGCGGCCTATAACCGCCCACCTGCATCCACATTTATTCCAGTGAGCGAACAACGGAGGGCTTCATCATGGACTAGCCAATAGCTGCCCGACGCCTCATGCGCCCGGCAGGCTTGTTACATACGAAGGTAAAAGCCCGGTTTCGACTGGGCTTTTTTACGCCTCGCCTTTAACCGGGTGAACCAACGAATGGAGAGAGTCATGCGTACATGGCGAGACAAAACAGCGCAGGAGTTACTCAACCACCTGCGCGACGCACAGAGAGCTGGAGTTGATCTTTCTCAGGTCTTTGTCCATTTCGAAAACAAGAACTCAGTTGGCTTTTCTTGCGACAAGCATAACCACATCGAAGATTTCGACGTGACGCCGACCGAAGAGCATTCCGCCTAACCCCAAACACTGGAGGTCGCCATGCGAACTGTAGAAGAAGTTGAAAAAGAGGTTGGCTGGACTGAGGAAGAGGCTTCCCAGTGTGGCTGCTATGCCCGGCCGGAGCCATGCGAGCGCTGCTGGTCATTGGGCTGGGCGCTGGGTGGTGACGACATCATCAAGCCTGAACGACCCACCGAATAACGCCACCCTGGAGGCAGCATGCACCCCGACATCCAAATGCGCCGCGACATCGTCGATGGCCTGCATCAGCGTTCCCGTCTCGCCACTGCTGAGTTCTACCGGCTGATTGATCGGCCTGAGCCGGTGGCTGCCTTTCGGATGATGGTCAAACCAGCAGGCCGCGACTTCTTTCATGTGGTGGATAGCCAGACCAATAAGGTCATGGGGTTCCGCCGCAACCACAACGAAGCCTGCGCCCTCGCCCGCCAGCTCGAAAGCAAGTAACCGAATCAGCCAATCCAAATATTGAATTAAGGCGCCCCGCAAGGATGGCGCGGGAGACAGTCATGTCTAAGAAAATCGTCGCCTTCCGTAACAAGGGCGTTATTGATCCGAAAAGCATCACCACATTTGGCGTGTCCTCCAAGGAGGGTGAAGGCGCCATCGGTTTTTTTGGCACTGGCCTGAAGTACGCAATCTCCATAATCCTGCGCCAGGGCGGCTCGATTACGATCTACGCCGGTATGGACAAGATGGAGTTCGGCACCCGCCAGGAGAAGATTCGCGTAGACGAATTCACTTTCGTGACCATGAATGGCCAGGCACTTGGTTTCACAACTGAAGTCGGCAAGACCTGGGAAACGTGGCAGGCATTCCGCGAGCTGTACTGCAATACCCTGGATGAGCAAGGCGAGTGCTTTGTGACCGATGAAGAGCCTGAGCCCGCCGAAGATGAAACGCTGATTATCGTGCGCGGCAAGGACTTCTACGATTCGTGGGTCAACCGTGACGCCATCATCTTGGGATCAGAGCCGCTGCATCAAATGCCGGGCCTGGACGTCCATGCCGGGGCATCTGAATATGTTTTCTATCGCGGCATTCGTGCACTCAAGCTGTCGTCGCCGTCGATTTACACCTACAACATCAGTTCGTCGATGGATCTGACAGAAGACCGGACTATCAAGCATTCCTTCTACGCCGACCATTATATCCGCCAGGGGCTGAGCCAACTGACGGACAAATACGCCATCTCACGCGTCGTCGTGCCTGCCGATGGGGTCTACGAGCGGTCGATCGACTTCTCCAGCACAACCCCGAGCGAAGAATTCGCCACAGTTGTGCGCGTACTTGCGAAGTCTTTTACAAAGGGGCTGAACCATTCTGCGGTAACTGCGTGCCGTGGGAACCTGCTCGACTCGCTGGCGAACGTCGAGCATATGCCGCTGACCAGCATCGACAAAGTACGAATGGATCGCGCTATCGCATTTTGCAAGGGCATCGGTTTCTCGGTTGATGAGTACCCCATCGTGGTTACCGAGTTCCTGGGCGAAGGCGTTCTTGGCCGAGCCCATAACGAGCACATCTTCATCAGCAAGCGAACCCTGATGATGGGCACAAAGATGCTCTGCGGGACGCTAATCGAAGAATTCATTCACCTGCGCCACAAGCTACGTGATGAAACTTACGAAATGCAGAACTTCTTATTCGACGCTCTGGTTTCGATGGGCGAGCAGCTTACCGGCGAGCCTTTGTAACCCCCCCCCTCATATCGCATGTCGCGGCGCCACATGCCGCTACGGAGGCTCTATGTCTCAAGAAAATGAATCTCCCCTCTCTGCTGCCGATCTGCGGACGATTGCCTACGCCGCGCCCACCGCCAAGATCGAGCGCGAAGAACTAGATGCTGCCCATCGTCAGGCTGAGCGCGAGCGCATCGAAAAGCTTGGCGGTTCGGCTGAGCTGGTGCTGGACCTGGAAGCCAGGCTTGCCGCCGCCGTCGATGATCGCAAGCGCGCCCAGGTCGAGGCGAACTACGCAAAGAAGAAGCTGGAGCAGGTTTTCGAGTCGGTCAGTGCTGCGGTGGGCCGGGATGTTCGCCAGCTCAGCGTCGTGCACCTCGGCATGGCATTGACAGCCAGCCAGTCGAAGCTGGTCACGCTGGCCGGCTACATCGACCGATCACTCACCCTGGATGACCTCGTAGTGCTGAAGCGAGTAGCCAGCAACCTGGGCGTCATACAACCCCAGACCATGGCCCAGGCAGCGCAGCTGATGGGCCTGAGTTACCGGAGGGCTGTATGAGCCCTGCTATGGCCGCCCAATTTGACTGGATGACGGTAGGCGCCTTCTCGCCGGACAGATTCACCGGCGACCAGCGCAAAGAGTACGAAGAAGCCATGAGCCGCATCCAGCGGCAGTGGGACAACCAACCAAACTGAGGAAACTCAAATGTTCAAGAAAGCCGAACGCAAGCAGGCCAAGCTACGGCTGGCACTTGCCGGGCCGTCTGGATCTGGCAAAACCTATTCAGCTCTCCTCTTGGCCATGGGCCTGGGCGGGCGTATCGCGGTAATCGACACTGAGCACGGCAGCGCATCGCTATACGCGGACCTGGTCGACTTCGACGCAATGGAGCTGCATGCGCCATATTCGCCTGAACGCTACATTGAGGCGATCGTGGCAGCTGAACAGGCAGGCTACGACACGCTGATCATCGACAGCTATTCGCATGAGTGGACCGGATCCGGCGGATGCCTTGAGCAGAACGAGACAGTTGCTCATCAGAAATTCCGTGGTAACACCTGGGCAGCCTGGAACGAGACCACGCCGCGCCACCGGAAGCTGACGGACAAGATCCTAACCAGCTCGATGCACATCATCTGCACCATGCGCAGCAAGACGGAGACCGTCCAAGGCGAGGGCAAGAAGATCCTCAAGTTGGGCATGAAGTCCGAGCAGCGCGACGGCACCGACTACGAGTTCACCGTGGTGCTGGACCTTACCCACGACGGCCATACCGCCACAGCCAGCAAGGACCGGACGAAGCTGTTCGACCAGCCAGAACTGATCGGCGCAGACACCGGCCGCCGCCTGTTGGCCTGGCTGAACTCTGGACTGAACCCGGAAGACAGGGCCAAGGAGCAGCTGGTAGACGCGCTCGCCGACATCGCAAATGCGCCGGATATGGCGGCGCTTGAGTCCGCCTACAACGCAGGACGCGTCATCGTCCACGGATTCGACAACCTCAAGCCTACCCTGGTCGCCGCAAAGGAGATCCGCAAGGCTGAACTGAACAAAGCGAGGCAGTCAGCATGATCAGCATCCTACACAACGAAGTAGAGCGCCTTCGGCCAGCATCCGACGAACTGGCTGCTGCGGTGGAGCAGTTCCTGGCAGCCGGCGGCAAGATCGAAGAAGGCCCCGCCAGCGGCTATATCCCGAAGCCGATCACATACAGCAATCAGATGCCGCCCGCGCCGAAGCCGTTTGTTCGGTGCAGGGTTGAGGCTGCCCCGCTGCCCGTAGAGCCGGAATCACACGCCGACGCACGCACTGAAGCCCGCCTTAAGCGAGTTGAGCAGGTGAAGGCTCTGGCACATACGCACACTCAAACGGACCTGACCAAGATCCTAGGAATAAGCCGGCGCACGCTTTTGAGTATGTCGAAAGAGTTCGGATTCCAATTCAAGAGAACGAACAAAGGCGGGTTCAACGGCGTGGAACGCCAGAATTGGTTGATTGAGCGTGACGCAGAGTTTTCAGAGCGCATAAAGGCGTTCAAGCAGCTGGGCATCACCCGCCGCCAGTGCTGCGGGAAGCTTGCGATCTCGCACAAGACCTTTGAGCGGATATTGGAAAAGTTCGACATCGACTATCCAAAAGCACGCCAGGGCAAGACTTCATGCGCCGCATAGCCCGCACCCAGCAACGCAAACGTCAAACCTGGCTCGCACTGCCGGCCAGCGGAATAGAAGAGGTAGGCCATGGCCAAGACTGTGCAGGAACGATCGGCCAAGGCCGCGCAGAAGCGTCTGGCGGTCGCCGAGAAAGAATTGCGGCACAAGGTCAGGCCGGGTATCGAGCAGGCCATGGAGCGAATCCGGCTTCGCGGCCAGGTGCCAATCATCAGCGAGGTCCTGCAGATCGCCATCATGAAGATGGACTTGATGCGCGACGACGAGCTGGCAGACTTCTTGAGTTACCCGCGCCACGAAATCTTAATTAGCGAAAACGTGGCGCGTGAATTCCACAATCAAAGCTTGAATGAGGCAAGGCGAGATCCCGGTGACGAGATTCTTCCACCTAGAAACGGTGACCTGGCGGATTCTGCTCCAAGAATTTAGCCCCTCTCTCATAGGCAGCTTTTTCTGCCTCATCTGCAGTTTCAAACTCACCTCGTCGAGTGGGCGGCACTTCACGCCCATTGGCCGACACTGTGATTATGTCCCAACCACCTGCGAGGTTGGCAGAGCTTACGACGACCCTGACTCCATGCTCATTTGAAGATTCTTTCATAAACATCTGACTTCTCCTTGATCCGGCTCCATGCCGGTCACCCGTAATACCCCATATCAACGAATCACGCCAGCCGGCGAGGCAGTCGGCTGCACGGAGGATAAATGAATGAGCTGGCTCTTTTCGCAGGCTCTGGTGGCGGAATACTCGGCGGCCACCTGCTCGGGTGGCGCACCGTCTGCGCCGTTGAGCGTGATGCCTACTCCGCACAAGTTCTGGCGCAACGACAAAACGATGGAGCCCTCCCAGCTTTCCCGATTTGGTCTGACGTGTGCAGTTTTGACGGAAAGCCATGGCGCGGCCTTGTTGACGTGGTTTCTGGCGGATTCCCGTGTCAGGACATATCAGCTGCCGGGAATGGCGACGGCATCGATGGCGCCCGCTCTGGACTCTGGCGTGAAATGGCGCGAATCGTCGGCGAGGTACGACCTCGATTCGTCTACGTGGAAAACTCACCTTTGCTTGTGGGAAGAGGACTTGCCGTGGTCCTCGGTGACCTTGCCGAAATGGGGTATGACGCGCAGTGGTGCATTGTTTCAGCATCCGACTGCGGAGCGCCCCATCAGCGTGACCGCATCTGGATTGTGGCAAACGATAGTGGCGGACGATGCCGTCAGCCGCCCGGCGGGGAAATGGAACAGCCGCGGAGAGCCGAAGCTTTCGGCGGAAGTGAGGATATGGCCAACACCGACTCGCTCGGACGGAAGCGGAGGGCCAGGAAGCCATGGTCGGAAAGGCGGACTGAATCTTCGAACTGCAGTATCGAACTCAGAAGAAATGCATGGCCAACTGAACCCGGAATGGGTCGAGTGGCTGATGGGGTGGCCCATCGGGTGGACCGAATTAAAGCCCTTGGAAATGGACAAGTTCCGCGAGTGGCAGCAACAGCATTCTCCCTCCTATCGATCGACGGCGACTGACGCCGCCTAACTCCCCCACTCCACCGCCCGGGCATGGCCCGTCAAGGAATACCGTATGACTACTGAATTCAAGCTGGTGCCGGCTGAGCCTACCGCCGAGATGAATCACGCGGGCGATATGAGCTACAGCTGGGATGTCGCAAAGATATACCGAGCCATGCTCGCCGCCGCGCCAACCCTGCCGCAACCCGTCTACGACGAGGCGAAGGAGCGGGAGTTGTTTGAGACCTGGGCGCTTGAACAAATCGGACCGTATTTCAATAAGCATGAAGACTGCTTGGTCCGCACCGATCATGGCGGATACGTATATGGGCAGACTGTTACTTCTTGGCTGTCATGGCAAGCCTGCGCCCAGTCCCGCGCCAAAGCTGGGGAGGTGGGTCATGAGTGAGATAACGATTAGCACTGGACACCCAGACGCAGGGCGCGTCTACGCCGAAGCACTCGACCGTGTCACCGACGAACGTGATGCCCTACAAACGTCGCTTGATGCGGTGACATTCAACCTCGACAAGACCGACAAGGTGGTGCTGGCCCTGCAACAGCGCCTGACCGTAGCGGATAAGCTGGTCTGTGAGCGCACCGCCAGCCTTTTGGAATGTGGAACTCGTCGCAAAGCCTTGGAGCAGCGGGTGGATGTGCTGGTGGGGTTGGTTGGTGAAGTTCTCGACGCTGTGGGGCGTGAACCTCTGGATTTGGATGCCGTTCTTAGGTTGCGCGCCCGCATGCGAGCCGCACTCAAGCCAGCAGAGGTCAGCGACGAACCGTGTGAATTCTGCAAGGGCTGGGGTTTTCGTGCCAATTCAGAAACCGGTGCAGATGAAGGTTGTGGAGCGTGCAACGGAATAGGCAGCACACCATCGGAAGATCAGCCATGACCCAACTCCCCGCCTACTGCTGGTGCCTGCTGGCACTGGCACAACTGATTTGCTGAGGTGATTATGAGTGATCGATATCTACTTGAGCTGGCGGCTAAGGCTGCCGGTATTGGTCCGGTACTTTGTTATGAATCTGCACGCAACTGTTTGCGAATCGGGCCAAGATCAAATTATCGACTTTGGAATCCGCTTGACGATAGCGTGGCGGCGTTGAAATTGGCATTGAGCCTCGGGATATGCATTCAACCAATCCCGGAATGCGACACGGTACAGGCTTACCAGCTCCACAGTTTTACGGGCGAGCCATTCAATATTCACACCGCTGCAAATGGCGACATAGAGCTGCGGATTATTATAGTCCAGGCAGCCGCTGAAATCGGGAGGGCTATGCCATGACCACCAACCAAACGATTGACGGCGTGCCGCGATCGACCATTCAAAACGCGATCAACGAGCTAGAGCGCCATGCAGGGCCAGGCCCTAGCAACCGAGCATTAGAGCTGCGCGCCCTGCTGGATGCGCCTGCTAATTCCGCCATGGAAGGGATTGAGGCTTGGCAAAGTGGGCGCGACGGCATGCGTCAAGAAAGGGACGAAGCGCTGGGCAAGGTTGAGGCCCTAAAATCTGATAACGCAAAGCTCGCCGCTGACCGAGCCAAGCTTTCGGCTGAGCTTGAAACGCTGCGCAAGGCATACAAGAGCGTCCTTGGGCAATTGGACGCCGCCCAGCCCCAGGGCGAGCCGGTGTGCTATCTGGTTAATGACCGGTTCGGCGGTAAGGCATACCTGGAGGAAGGTAGCGAAGCCCTTGCGGTTCGGCGCCGCCTCGGATTTACAGACGAGATACCGCTCTACGCCGAGCAGACCGCGCCGGTAGCGGTGGTGATGCCTGAGCGCAAAAGCGTGAACACCCACAACAGTCACGACTGGGATGAAGGCCATGCCGATGGCTGGGCCGCATATGACACCGAGCTGAAACGCCTCAATCCCTCTCTGTAACCCCTCCCCCTTCAAAGTCAGCCGCTATAGCGGCAAGGACGAAGTCATGCCTGAAGAAATGAAATTGATCCAGCCAGCCCCGGTCGTGCGCGATGAATACGGCATGTTCGCTCACCCCGATATGCCCGATTTCTACGAGGGCGACGGTGATAAGTGCAAGGCCTGGATCGCTACACAGGGCTTGCAGGTGAAGATGGTGAGCCTCGAATACCACAGCGACGAATCGGTCTGTGAGCGCTATTTCGAAGCAGGCGACCCGGACTGCAGCTACTGGGAGCCGGATCGGCCTGATGGCGAAGGCTGGTTCTGCCTGGCCATCCACGACACCGACGACGGTCCAGTCTGCTGGTGGGCACGCCGGGAGGTGACGCCATGATCGCCACCCTCTGGTTCGCCTACGTCTTCATCTACCGAGGTCCAAAGCCATGAACGATTGTGAGCTTTTGGATCTGGCGGCGAAGGCGGCAGGCATTGATCTCGAAGAAAACCGCCACTGCCCTTCCGGCGGGATGTGGATTGTCGATAAAAAGTCAGGACTTGATGTCGTCTGGTCCCCGCTGACCAATGACGGCGATGCGCATCGCCTGGCAACAAGCCTTCAGCTCAGCATCCTCTGGTTCACCAACCTGCAATACGTGATGGTGGAGCGCCGCGGTTTCGGCGAGAACATCGGCTGGACCGACGACGCGGATAGATGTGGCGCGCTCTGCCAGGCAATCACCGTCGTAGCAGCACAAATCGGCAGCACGCTTCCTTAACCCAATCCCCTGCATACCTGCCGTCGCATGGCGTCAGGGCAATTGACTATCAACCCAGCGCTCAGCAGCAGCCATTGCCTCATCGAGCGCCGCCGGATAGTCAGGCCAGGGCCCGGTCAGTTCAGCAGCAACTTCGCCCAACCCATCAATTGACGCGGGCTCGATGATCTTCGCGGCAACCGGTGCATCGTCGTTCGGACGTCGCCAGTCGAACTTGAGGAACATCGTGTGACCCCGATATGCGTGGGCAATCGGAACATCTATTTGGTGTGACACACGCCCTCCTGGCAATTGGGTGGAATGAATACCCGTTTTACACCCATCCCAACAACACAGATATATAGGCATAACGCCATCACTCCATTCCCCTACATGCCTGCCGGTGAGCGGCGGGCGAGGTACTTCCGCATGCTCGAAACTATTGAGGTGTCGCGCGTGAAGCGCTTCGCCGCAAACACTGCCGGCCGGGATTTCGCGGTTGGCGACATTCACGGGCACTTTACCCGGCTACAGATGGCACTCGATGCGGCCGGGTTCGATCCTGCCGTTGACCGACTGTTCAGCGTAGGCGATCTGGTTGACCGTGGGCCAGAGTGTCGAGCTGTGATCGACTGGCTGGCAAAGCCTTGGTTCCACCCTGTGCGCGGCAACCATGACGACTACGTGGCGCGCTTCGATACCTGCGACGTCGAAAACTGGGTCTACAACGGTGGCAGTTGGTTCGCCGGACTGGCATGGGATGAGCAGCGAGAGTTCGCCGTGCAGTTCCGCGACATTCCAATCGCGATTGAGGTTGAGACGGAAGGCGGATTAATCGGCATCTTGCACGCTGACTGCCCCTTCCCGTCATGGGGCCAGCTACGCACCGAGCTTGAGGCTCCAGAGAGCAACAAGCGCCTGAAGCTGGTGCAGAACACCTGTATGTGGTCGCGCAGCCGCGTCGAGCAGTTAGACCAAACCTTCGTGACAGGTGTTCGTGCGCTGGTAGTCGGACACACGCCAATGAAGCGGCCAGCCGTCCTGGGTAACGTCCATCACATCGATACGGGTGGATGGATGCCGGAGCGCGGCTATTTCACCCTCCTCAACCTCGAAACGCTCGAAACCATCCCCTCAACCCTGCCTGCACTCAGTCAGGACTGGGATTAACCACCTTCAGCCGCCCAGCGCGGCAAGGACACCCTATGTTCGCAATCAAACTCACCCTGATCCTGCTGGGCGCTTTGCTGTACCTGGTCGGCAGCGGCTGCTGGTTCTTCTGGGCCGGGCCTGACCTTGTGGGCGCTGGCACCACCGAGGCACTGCTCTACGCCTTCGCCGGCACATGCGCCTGGCTGCTGATCAGCTTCGGCCTGGCCATCCACATCATCAAGACAGCGCGGCCCACGGTGGTCGGGAGGTAGGCATGGCAGTAGCGGAAAAACTTAGCGATGAGTCGGGCCACGACAAGGTCACCGAAAAAAGGATGGCCGAGCTGCTGGGCACCACGCCGAAAGCCCTGCAGCGCAAACGAGAACGTAACATCATCCCCGCCGGCGTCTGGTCGAAGATCGACGGACGAATCATGTACAGCAAATGGAGGTACGACGAATGGCTAGAGAGCCAATGGAGCTGCCCACCGGAGTTGAGCTTGTCGGGAAATCGATCAGGATCAGGTTCTCCTGGAACAAGAAGCGGCACTGCGAAACGCTCGCTCTCCCGCAAACCCCAAAAGGAATCGCAGCAGCCGAGGCTTTACGTTCTCAAGTGATACAGCTGTCAAAGCTGGGAGCGCTCACGCCAGAGAAGTACAGGGAGCTATTCCCCAATAGTAGGAGCGATTCGACTGGGCATATGCCGATATTCTTCGACTACGCCCAGGACTGGCTGAACAGCCTTCAGATAGAAGACAGCACCCGCAAAAACTACCGCAGCACCATGCAAACCTACTGGGTGCCGTACCTCGCCGAGTACCCACTCGACAAGATCACCCCAGTACTGATGCGGAAAATCGTCAACGGGATTACTTGGACCTCTCCAATTCGCCGGAAAGGCGCCATCCGGCTGGTGACTGGCCTCCTGACACAGGCTGTGAATGACGAACTGATATTGAGGAATCCGGCCAACTCGATCCCGCCGACCCGGGTAACCAAGCGCGAAATCGACCCGTTCAGTCGCGAAGAGGCGGACGAGTTGATCAAAAAGCTGTACGAATTGACGAGCGGTTTGCAGGCCATTTACGCGTGTTTTTTTGAGTTTTCTTTCTATACAGGAATGCGTCCAGGCGAGGCTATGGCCCTGCGGTGGAGCGAGGTTGATACGCGCTCGCGGCGCGCCAAGGTGTGCCGTATCAGGCTGTACGGCAAGATCAAGGAGAGGACCAAAACGAAGGTCTCGCGGGAAGTTTTATTGAACGATCGAGCTTTGCAGGCACTCGAAAAAGCCAGACTACTTACGGCGGCGCGCTCTGATTACGTTTTCGCGCCGGACGGTTCGGGTGACAGATCAGAGCTATACATCCGATCCGAAACTGGAGCTAAGCGTTATTGGTTGTCAGCACTGCGCAAGAGCGGAATGCGGTATCGCCGGATGTATGACACCAGGCACACCTACGCAACAATGTGCCTGATGTCCGGAATGAACCCCGCATTCATCGCTGCGCAACTTGGGCACAGCGTCCAGGTCCTGCTTTCAACCTACGCCAAGTGGATCAGTTCCTCGAGTGATTTCGCGGAGCTTGAAAAGCTGGATTTACCGAAAATCGGTACAAGTTTGGTACATGAATCTCGGTAG